AGCAGCTCCAGCAGCTCCAGCAGCTCCAGCAGCTCCAGCAGCTCCAGCAGCTCCAGCAGCTCCAGCAGCTAAGGCTCTTTCTATTGACGATGTGCGTAAGGTTGTTGCCTCTAAAGCTGCTGCACATCGTGCAGAGGTCAAAGAAAAGCTTACAGAACTTGGTGCTAAAAACGTTACAACTTTGGACCCATCTAAGTACCAGGAATTGGTTGATTATCTTAATACTCTTTCATAATGGGTAAATCACAGAAAAAACATCTACTTGCAGCCTCAGAACGATTTAGACGAGATTGGTTTTACTATTTTTATAATCAAACTGTGAATTCAGATGGTACTTCAATGTGTAACATGCATATTGAACGCAGAATTCCTTTTCACGAACGTATATGGAAAAAGTGAAGATTCAAGACCACCACGAGAGAAGCCACGCGCTTCTCTCGCCTTCAGGAGCCCATAGATGGTTGAATTGTACACCATCAGCAAGGCTTGAAGAAAAAATGCCTCCAAAGCCAACATCAGTTTATGCTGAAGAAGGTACTTTGGCACATGAGTTAGCAGAGTTATTCTTACGTCACGATGTACTTGAAACCATTTCTGATGATGAATTTTCTGATAAATATGAGGAAATCATGAACAACAAGCTATTCTCAACAGAGATGCTTGACGTTCTTCCTATTTATACAGATTATTGTACAGAAGAATTTAAAGCAGCTAAAGCCGAGAATCCAAATGCCGAAATGCTAATTGAAACCAAGGTAAATATTACAGAATATGTACCTGAAAGTTTTGGTTCCACAGACTGTTCTATCGTTAATGATAATATTATGGAAGTCATTGACCTTAAATATGGCAAAGGCATTCCAGTATCAGCAGAATGGAACCAGCAAGAAATGCTTTATGCTCTCGGTATGCTTTCTAAATTCGATATGCTTTATAATATAGAGCAGGTTAAACTTACAATCGTTCAGCCTCGTCTTAATAGCATATCATCGTGGCAAATTTCCGTTGATGACCTTATTAATTGGGCTGTAGATGAGCTTAGACCAAAAGCTCAAATGGCTTATAAAGGTATAGGTGAATTATTTGCAGGCGATTGGTGTAGATTTTGTGCTGTTAAAAACAGGTGTAGAGCTTTATATGACAAGCAGCTTGAACTTGCAAAGTATGATTTTTCAGCACCCGAATTGTTGTCAGATGAAGACGTGGCAGATGTTCTTAAGCGAATTCCACAACTTGTAGAATGGGCAGAATCTGTTAAGCAATATGCTTCTGACCTTGCTATTAATGAGAATAAGCACTGGCCAGGCTTTAAGCTTGTTGAAGGTGTATCTCGTCGTAAATGGATTGACAATGAAGAAGAAATCTGTAATATGATTTACGAGAAGTTCCCTGAAGCAACAGAAGATGATTTGTTTGAAATGAAGCTTAAATCTATTTCGGCTTTTGAGAAACAATTTGGCAAAAAGCGAGTAGAATCAGAATTATCAAGCTGCATTATAAAGCCAGCTGGTAAACCAACTCTTGTTACAGAAGATGATAAAAGGCCGGCTCTTGGAGTAGAAGATGCAGTAAAAGATTTTAGTTAAAATGATATTAATCGTAAGTTTAGTAGCTTTTATAGCTGCTATAAAAGTAGAATATAATAAATTTAATAAGTAAATAATTATGGAGAATTCAACAAAAGTAGTTACAGGTAAAGTTCGTTTTTGTTTTTGTCATGTATTTGAACCTTCAGCAATGGAAGGACAGCCAGAAGAATCAGCCAAATATTCGGTTTGTGTAATCATTCCTAAGGATGATGAAAAAACCATCGCTAAGATTAAGAGCGCTATTGAAGCGGCTAAAACTGTTGGTAAGGCTAAGCTCGCTGACAAGAATGGCAAGATTCCTTCTACTATTAAACTGCCATTGCGCGATGGTGATGAAGAGCGTTCAGATGACCCAGCATTTGAGAACTCTTATTTCCTCAATGCTACTTCTAATCGTAAGCCTACTATTGTAGACAAGAATCTTGACCCTATTATGGACCAGAATGAGTTCTATAGTGGCTGTTATGGTAGAATCTCTTTGAATCTGTTTGCATTTAATGCTTCAGGTAATAAGGGCATCGCAGCTGGTCTTCAGAATCTTCAAAAGCTTGAAGATGGAGAAATGCTCGCTGGTGGTTCTACTGCTGAAGAGGACTTTGGAGGAGATAACTCCTGGGATGATGATTTAATGTAATCTTTGTCTACTTCCATATATTCTTATCACAGAGGCGTAAGATGGATAATCACTGCTTATGATACCGAAAGTTTGTGGTGTAGGGTTCGACTCCCTACACGCCTCCTATTAACTTAAAATAAAGGACTTATGAAAAAGGTAATAGACAAAGAATCAAGTCAAGTTCTTTTTAAAGGAACTCCTGATGAGTGTAAAGATTATATCTGTAAATCATCTAATGAATTTGCAATTTTAGAGCTATGAGAGAATTTGATAGAGAATTATTCATTGATATAGAAACATATTCATCTGTCGATATTAAAGAATGTGGAGCTTATAAGTATATAGCTTCTCCTGATTTTGAAATATTGATTTGTGGATATGCTTTTGGAGATGATGATGTTGTTATGGTTGACTTAGCATCAGGTGATAAATGGCCAGAGGAGTTTTTGGAAGCTCTCAAAGACCCTAAGTGCTTAAAAGTTGCTCATAATGCAGTTTTTGAAAGAACAGCATTTAACAGAGTTGGTCTTCACACAGAAACTGATGAGTGGTATTGTACTCTTGTTAAAGCTGCCTATTGTGGTCTTCCGCTATCATTGGATGCAGTATCTAAGCAGTTAGACCTAGAAGATAAAAAGCTTGATACTGGTAAAGCTTTGATTAAATATTTCAGCTGTCCGTGCAAGCCAACTAAGATTAATGGAGGTAGAACACGCAATATGCCTGAAGACGCTCCAGCTAAATGGGCTGAATATAAGCTCTATAATATTTATGATGTACTTTCTGAAAGAGAAATATATCGCAAATTGGAGAAGTTTGAGATACCTGAAATAGAACGCCAGCTTTATGTTACTGACCAAAATATTAATGATAGAGGTATTACAATTGATAGGGAATTAGCAGAATCAGCTATTTATGTAGATAATGCTTATTCTAGTTATCTTATGGAACGAGCAAGAAGTATAACGCATCTTGAAAATCCAAAATCACCTCTTCAGATTAAAAAGTGGATAAAAGTAAGAACTGGAAAAGTAGTAGATTCTCTTACAAAAGCAGAGATGCCAAATGTTCTTGAGCAGGTTAAAGGCTATCCAGAAGTACTTGAGGCTTTAGACATATATCAGAAGTTAAGTAAGACATCTGTAAAAAAGTATTATAAGATGATTTCATGCGCAACTCCTGATGACCGTGTCCGTGGTACGTTTCAGTTTTATGGAGCTAATAGAACAGGCCGTTGGGCCGGTAGACTTCTTCAGTTGCAAAACCTCAGTAAGAACCACTTTGATGATATTGATACGCCGCGTCAACTCATTCGTAATCGTGATTGGGAAACTTGCGAAATGATGTATGGAAATGTTGCAGATGTATTATCTCAGTTAGTTCGTACAGCACTTATAGCTCCAGAAGGATATACTTTTTCAGTTGCAGATTTTTCAGCTATTGAAGCTAGAGTTATATCATGGCTTGCTAATGAGGAGTGGCGAATGAAGGTATTTCATGGAGACGGCAAAATCTATGAGGCTACTGGTAGTAAGATGTTCGGTGTTCCAATTTCAGCTATTACTAAAGGCTCAGTTTTACGCGATAAAAGTAAAATCTCAGAATTAGCATTAGGTTATGGTGGTTCACTTGGAGCTCTAGAAAGAATGGGCGGAGAAAGAATGGGCCTAACTGATGCCGAAATGATGAGTCTAGTAAAGAAGTGGAGAGCAGCCAATCCTAAAATAGTTGCTCTATGGTCTGAACTTGAAAAAGCTGCACATGAAGCTGTTAGATACCAGAGAGCTGTTAAATGTACCTGCCGTAATATAGTATTTGATTGTGATGGTGAATATTTAACAGCAAGACTTCCTTCAGGCAGACAGCTGTTTTATGTTCACCCACATTTTAAAAGTAAGACTATAGGCCGTTCTACTCGTCCAGTTCAAGTACTTATGTATGAAGGCCAAATTCAGACTACAGGACAATGGGGAGAAATGGACACTTATGGAGGAAAGCTTTGTGAGAATATGGTACAAGCTATCGCACGTGATTTACTTGGTTGGGCCCTTATACAAGTAGAAAGAGCTGGATTTAAAATAGATTTCCATGTTCATGATGAAATGATTGCCGAGATTCCAGCAGATGGAAAAGAGCAACAGTATTATGATATGATGGTTAATCTTATGTCAACTCCTCCTACTTGGGCTGAAGACTTACCACTTAGAGCTGATGGTTACATAACTCCTTATTATAAGAAAGATTAGTATGTTAAAATTTATGTACACAGTAGAAGCGCATAACTTTTCAGATATGAATGCCTTTGAAAATTTTCTAAATAAGAAAGGCCAAGACGGCTATGAGCTTATTCAGTGGCAAGTAGTAGATACAAGTTTCATGCTATTTCACAGCCAAGTTCAGCCAGCTAGAGGAGCTTTATCAGTATTAATAACTTGGAAAATCGAGATTCCAAATGGAAGTACAATTCGATAATATAATAGATATAGCTACAGGTTTAAGTGCTTCTACTAAAGCGTGGAAGAATAAGAAAGCTAAATGGAGTAAATTACTCGATAAGCTTTCTAAGCCTGTAGTAACTAATGAGACGCATGCTCAGTTCATAGCTGCTAATAAAGCTGACCAAGCAAAGATAAAAGATGTTGGCGGTTTTGTTGGTGGTTATCTAGATAAAGGTCAACGAAAGAAAAATTCAGTACAGTATAGACAATTAATATGTCTTGATGTTGATTTTTCATATAAAGATTTTTGGTGGGATTTTACGATGCAATACGGAGTTGCTGCAGCAATATATTCCACACATAAGTCCATACCTGAAAAGCCTCGCCATAGATTGCTTATTCCAATAGATAGAGAAGTATCTGTTGATGAATATCAGGCCATCTCTAGAAAAATAGCAGGTTCTTTAGGCATAGAATTGTTTGACCAATCTACATTTGAGCCAGAGCGACTAATGTTTTGGCCAAGTGTATCATCAGATATAGAATACTATTTCGAATACCAGGATGGACCTTGGCTTAGTGCCGATGAAATACTTGCTTCATATAATAACTGGCAAGATACTTCTGAATGGCCTTCAAGTAACAAGATTTCAGATAATATATTAGCTGACATTAAGAAGCAAGAAGACCCAGAAGAAAAGTCAGGTATCATTGGAACATTTTGTAGGACATATACAATTCAAGATGTAATTGAAAAATTCTTGTCGGACATATATGAGACCGCAGGCGAAGACCGATATACTTACAGACTTGGTTCTACCACAGGTGGTCTCATAGTATATGATGATAAATTCGCATTTTCTCATCATGGAACAGACCCAGCAGGTGGAAGGCTTTGTAATGCTTTTGATTTGGTTAGAATTCACAAGTTTGGGCACTTGGATAAATCTGCTGATTCTAAAGTTTCTCAGCAAAAGATGGAAGAATTTGCAACTACTTGTGCTGAGGTTAAGAAGCAAATAGCTGAAGAGAATTTAGCTAATGCAAAATTTGATTTTGGTGAAAATGTAAAAGAACTAGTAGATTCAGAAGAAGTAGACAATTCTTGGATTGAGCAACTTGAGGCTAATAAAAAAGGTGAGTATGAAAATACTACAAATAACTTAAATCTTATATTGGCTAATGACCAGTATTTGAAGTTAGCCTTTAAGTTGAATGAATTTGATTCTAAGACATATATTACAAAATCTATGCCTTGGCGTAAAGTTGAGGCATTAGAACCGATGAAGAATGTTGACTATTCTGGTGTACGTAATTATATAGAATGTGTATATGGAATAACAGCAGTTCAAAAGATAGATGATGCTTTAGCTCTTATTGCCCAAAAGAATTCATTCCACCCAGTTAGAGATTATTTAAGTTCTCTTTCATGGGATGGGATTAAGCGAGTAGATACACTGCTTATAGATTATTTTGGAGCTAATGATAATGAATATACTAGAGCAGCTATTCGTAAATCTTTGTGTGCAGCTGTGACCAGGGTCTTTAATCCTGGAACTAAATTCGATATGGTTCTTGTTTTAGTTGGTGCTCAAGCTACATATAAATCAACCTTTATACGTAAACTTGGCAAAGATTGGTTTAGCGATTCATTCAGCACATTTCAAGGTAAAGAAGCTTACGAGCAGTTACAAGGAGCATGGCTTATAGAAATGGCAGAACTTTCTGGACTTAAAAAAGCAGAAGTTGAAACTGTTAAGCAGTTTATAACAAAAACAGAAGATAGTTTTAGGCCTGCTTATGGTAGAACAGTTGAAACCTTCAAACGCCAATGTGTGTTTTTTGGTACGACTAATGATATAGAATTCTTAAGAGATTCTACTGGAAACCGTCGCTTCAATCCAATAGAAGTGCATAAAAATAAAGCTACTAAATCAGTTAAAGATTTATCTGATGCTGAAATAGACCAAATATGGGCTGAAGTAGTAGAATTATATAAGCAAGGTGAAAGTTTATATTTCTCTGAAGACGAGAATTCTATTGCTAAAGTTAGTCAGCAGAACCATTCAGTAACTGACGACAGAGTTGGCATTATAGAACAGTATCTTAATACCAAATTTCCTTCTGACTGGGATAAAATGGACGCTTATGAGCGAACACAATGGCTTGAAGACCCATTATCTAAAAATGGTTCAGAATATAAGCAGTTTGTTTGTTCGTATGAAATATGGTGTGAATGCCTTGGCGAAGACCGTAAAAAGTTTAATTCGTACAGCACCAGAGAGATAAATTCTATTATGAAAACACTTTCAGATTGGGAGTATGTTGGAACTACTAGAAAATCATTTGGTAAACTATATGGAAAGCAAAAATACTTTAAGCGCATAAAGCCAATACAAGAAGACCCTGTAGCAAAAGCTATAGCAGAGTTAGAAGAATTGTTAGGCGATAAGCCTACAGATGTTGAACTTAAAGAAATGTTAGGTGATTTATGGTAGAAGAAGTAAAGCGGACTTATAATAAAAGAACAAAAATGTATTATAAGTTGAAAAGTATGAAATTGCTTTTCACGAATGGCGAATGGGTAAATTATAAGCTTGGTAACATGGAAGAATTTACAAAAGCTGAGTTTGACAGTTTTAAACGAACCGTGCTAACAAGATACAAAAAACGACTTAAAAATGGCACTTATGATGACATAGATATTGAGTATGAAGAAACAGAACGAACACTCAGTTGACAGTGAAAAACTAGTAGAGCGAAAGCTTGTTGAGCTTTGTAAGCTAAATGGCGGCATGTGCATAAAGCTATTAAGTTTTCATATTAACGGATTACCTGATAGAATGTGTCTATTTAGACCTGCGAGAGTTATATTTGTAGAACTTAAGACAACTAAGCAAAAAGCCAGACCACTCCAAATTACAATGCATAACAAGCTTCGCAAACTAGGATTCAGAGTAGAGATAATAGATTCTGTGGAGCAAGTAATAAATTTGATAAATGAAATAATGACATGTTAAAAGAGACGGATTTACATGAATATCAGAAAAAAGCAGTTGAGCATATTATTACTCATAGATATTGTGGGTTATTTCTGGAAATGGGTTTAGGCAAAACAGTTTCTACTCTTACGGCTGTAGAGAAATTAATGTATGATTATCTTGAAGTAAGTTCTGTATTAGTTATAGCTCCTAAGCGAGTAGCAGAAACTGTATGGGAAGAAGAAGCTCAAAACTGGGAACATCTAAGGCATCTTACTTTTTCAAAAATAGTAGGAACTGAGAAAAAACGCATAGAAGCTTTACATAGAAAAGCTGATATACATATAGTCTCAAGAGATAATATTGCATGGCTTTGCACTGTTTGTGCATCAAGTCTACCATTCGATATGGTTGTAATAGATGAGTTGAGCAGCTTTAAAAATCATCAGTCACAAAGGTTTAAAGCACTACGATTGGCAAGACCTTGGATAAAAAGAGTAGTTGGCTTAACTGGAACACCAGCACCAAATGGACTTATAGACTTATGGCCACAAATCTATCTTATGGATAGAGGTGAAAGACTTGGTAAAACTATTACGCAATTTAGAGCTAGGTATTTTACTCCTGGTAAGTCTAATGGATATATAGTATACAACTATAATCTACAAGGAGGTGCTGAACAGGCTATACGCGATAAGATTTCAGATATTTGTATAAGCATGCAAGCTGTAGATTATTTGCAAATGCCTATGCTTACAAGTAATATAGTTAAGCTTAAAATGCCAAAAGAAATAGCAGATTCATATAAGCAGTTTGAAAAAGATAATGTATTAAAATTGATAAGCGCAGATACTGAAATAACAGCTTTAAATGCTGCGGGTCTTTCAAATAAATTGCTTCAATTTGCAAATGGAGCCATATACGATGAGGATAAAAATGTATATCCGATTCACGATATTAAGCTTGATGCCTTAGAAGAGATAATTGAAGAAGCATGTGGCAAGCCAGTTTTAGTTGCATGGACGTACCAATTTGACAGAGACCGTATTCTTGAAAGATTTAAAAAGCTTAAACCGAGACAACTTAAAACCAGTCAAGATATAGCAGATTGGAATGCTGGTAAAGTCCAATTGATGCTAGCTCATCCAGCATCAGCTGGCCACGGACTTAACCTACAAGCAGGTGGAAATATAATTGTCTGGTTTGGCTTGACGTGGTCACTCGAGTTGTATCAGCAGTTTAATGCTAGATTGTATAGGCAAGGTCAAAAGCAGGGAGTAATCATTCATCATCTAGTAATGCTAGATACTCACGACGAAGATGTGATGAGAGCTCTACACAGCAAAGATAAAATACAGCTGAGCTTAATGAATAGTATAAAAGCTAAAATCGACAAATATATTAAAAATATTTAAAAATTGTACAAATATATTAAAAACGTTAATTGAAATTAAAATATTTTTTTATATGAAATAAATTTATTAATTTTGTAACATAAAAATAAATAATATGAATATTTTGAAAAAAGCTGACGAAATTGTCAATCAGCGCTCAGAAGAAAAAGAACGCATGTATGGACCTTTTTCAGAGTCTATGAAAAGAGCTGCTGCTATATATAATGCAGCTTCTCCAAGTAGTGAACAGATTTCAGTTGAGGGCATGTATAGAGCTATGATTGCTCTTAAGCTTTCAAGAGAATCTTACTCTCACAGAGAAGATAATCTTCTTGATGCAGCAGCTTATTTAGGCGCTCTTAATAATTATATAGAATCAAAAATTGATGAACAAATTAATAAATATGATTAAATTATGGTAGAAGAAGTTATTCAGCCAGTTAAGCGAGGTAGAGGTCGTCCACGTAAAAATCCTGGAGACCCTGTTACTCCTAACGCAAGAACTAAACGTAGAAACTCAGCTAATCCTTTAGCCGATGACCACGAGTATTTTAAATTCTTGCCAAGCAGAGAATTAGAAGTTAGTGAAGAGAATTTGCAAAGATTCTTTGAAACTATGTATGAGCGTCAGATGATTTGGAAACGGCGTTTTATTGATAAATTGCCAGCTCCTTGGACAGAAGATGAAATTTTCGCAGAAAGTAAATTTCCTAATCTATATAGAGAATTAGACCGCAGTTCTTGGTGGCTGATTTCTCATATTATTAGAAATCAGGAACTGTCACTCAAAAATAAAGTATGGAAGTGTATCGTTTACAGATTATTTAATTCTCCAGACTTTTTTGAATTTTTGAGTAATATAACTGATTGGAAAGGCGGCATTCCAAATTACGAAGACTTTAAAGAGCAACAGCCGAAGTTTGCTTCTATTGCAAAGACACTTCAAAATATGGGAGCCAATCCATTTACAAATGCTTATATTGTAAGTTCTACATTTGCATCTAAATCTGGCATGAATAGAGCAGAGGCTTATGCTGAAACAGTTCTTTCAGAATTATGGGCTTGCATTGATATTATCATTGATACTGTATTAGTAGCTGAATCTACATCAGATATTATCGATATACTTACAACTCTTCCGGGAGTACAAAAGTTTATAGCTAATGAACTTATGCAGGATATGATTTATATCAATAGATTTTCTAAAGAGGATTTTATTCCTTTTAACGTGAATGAGCTTACTAACATTGGACCAGGTTCCCTTTTAGGATTGCGTATATTATTCCCTAATAGAGTGATAAATTCGCAACGTGTAGCGGGTATGAAGGAGCTATTAGCCATGGCCGAAGATAAGCTCAATGAAGTGGCCGCAGAACACGGAGAACCTATGGTTTATGCTAAGTTTGACGCTGAAAAAGATACATATATTCCATCTACTGAATTCAATCTTACAATTAATAATATTGAAGGCTGGTTGTGTGAATATTCAAAGTATTGGAAATTATCACTCAATGTTGGAAAGATACAGCGTAAATTTAATCCAGTATCAAGTCCTAAAACATACGAAAGTAATAATAAACAAGAAGAAAATAACGAAGAGGATTTACTTTAATGAAACACTATAATACAACAGATTTATCTCCAGACCAAGCTATGGAGAGGCATATTTATCACAGAGACCAATTTGCTCACTATTTGCGTTGGACCCATATTTTAAAAGATGCAAAAATCGGCGATGACGTAATAGATTTTGGCTGTGGCCAAGCCAATTTGCTTGAGGTGTTTTATCGTAATAAGTTTAGATGCAATAGCTATGTCGGTATAGATATTCGTCATAAAACGATTGCCGACGATGCAGCTAAATTTGCTTCGGTTCCATGGGCAAAATTCTATGAAGCAGACTTAGTTAAAAATTATCTTGATTTTAGCCAGTTTAATGGCAATAAGGTATGTGCTTTTGAAGTTCTAGAGCATGTTGGCAAACAGAATGCTAATATTTTCCTTGAGAACTTTAAAGCCTGTGGTAGAGATGATGCTACTTATTATCTTTCAACACCTAATTATGACCCAAGTGTAGGCGCAGCAGGTAATCACACTTACGATTCTGGAGATGGCCGAGGTGTAGATGTTCAAGAATTTGACCATTATGAATTGGAAGGAATTCTCAAAAAGCACTTTGACATAGTAGATAAGTTTGGAACATTTGCATCACAAAGAGATTATAAGCCTCTTATGAATGACTGGCAAAAACAGATGTTTAAAGAGCTTAGCCGCTATTATGATTCTAATTTGATGGCTAATATTATGGCTCCAATGTTCCCAGATGTTGCGCGTAATACCTTATGGATTCTTAAGCGTAAGCCTGGAGACATAAAGGAAGTAAGTCCAGAAGTATTAGACTTTTCACCAGGAGAATTAGACGAAGACAGCATAGATGATTTGCTGTAATACATAATAATTAACAGTAGTTAAAGTTTTAGCTATTAACTACTGTTAACTTAAAAAATTTTATAGATTCAAAATTTATGTGTACTTTTGCACATGAGTTTAAAATTATATAGTATTCACTAATTAAAATTAAGAAACATGAATTCAACAATTCAAATTGCAAGAGTTAGAGACGTTAAAATGCCTGAACGTGGAACTTCAAAATCAGCTGGTATTGATTTCTTTATTCCAAAAGACTTCTCTGGTCAGATGTTAGAGCCACGTGAAGATGTGCTTATTCCATCAGGTATCTCGGCTCTTATTCCAGATGGCTATATGCTTATGGCTGCTAATAAATCAGGAGTATGTACATCACGAGTTGCAAAATTAGAATGCGAAACGGAGATGCCACTTAAAGCTATTGATACAACTTTATCAAGTGCTCTTATTGTTGGTGCATCTATTGTAGATGAGGATTATCCGGGCGAGATTCATATTCACATTATTAATGTTGGCAAAGAGCCTGTATGGCTTGAGCGAGACCAAAAGATAGCTCAGTTTATTCTAGTACCTGTATCTTACGCAGATATTTGTGAGGCATCTCCAGAAGTTGTAAAAGCAGCAATTAATGCAAAGAATAGCGAAAGAATTGGTGGCTTCGGGTCTACTTCTAAAGAATAAAATGACCCAGGATTAAATTCTACTATCCCCTATTTAAACGAGATATATTTCTAATATAAATATATGGTTATCGTATTTCAAATGAATAGGGGATAAATATTTAATTTCAACTATAATAACTTATCTGATTATGAGAAAAATTCCTGAAGTTGTTAAAGAACCAATATTCTTGAAATTCGTAGAACACTATGCAAAAAAGTTCAAAGCTCAAAATGGATTTGGCAGATGGCTTTACGAATATCAAGATATGGAAAAAAAAGGATTATTCAGTCCAAGAATTTTAAGAACTTTCTATATTCAGATATGTACAGACAGATTTGATTTAGGCTTTATTCGTGACGAGGCTGTATGGCATATATGCTCGCAAGCTGTAGATGCCGCTAATAATTATATAGATGAGCGAGTTAATTCTTTATATAACATAATTCTCATAACAGGAGAAATAGCTGAAGATGAAGACGGAGATGAATATAGTGAATTAACTTATGAAGAAGCAACGGAAATATGCCAAGCTTTAAACGAAGAAGTAGAAGAAGAACTTTTCAAAATTAAAAAGATATGAGCAAAGTACTAGACTTAAGAAGTTATACAAAATTGGTTCCTGCTCCATTAAATGAGATTACAAAGAAGCAGTTTGTTATCTATGAGCAAATTCGCATGGAAGGAAAAACAAATATGCTTGATTTACAAACAGTAGAGGCCCTATCGGATGGAATATTAACTCCTCCTGTATTAAAAGCTATCCAGCAGAATTTTAAAACACTTCAATTTAAGTTTGAAAATGGGAAATAATAAATTTACGCCTTGTATTGTTAATAGCACAGGTCAATTAGGATTTGGAAATGCTCAGTATGCGTTCGAATTCTGGTTTGAAAAAATAACAGAATTTGGAGATTTATGCCAAAATACTTTGGCATTACATAATATAGGCTTTTATATTATGAATCCATTAGATGCTAATATAAAAACTGATTGGCGCAAATGGAATCCTAAATATGCTGAAAGAGAATGGAATTGGTATATGTCTCATTCAAGAGATGTATCGGAACTTCAGAAGCACGCTCCAACATGGAAAAATATGCATAATGGAGATTGTCAAGTTAATTCTAATTATGGTTGGCTGTGGACGCGTAATAAGCAACTTGATAAAGTACTAAAAATATTAGACAGCAATCCAGAAACAAGAAAAGCTTATATAACATTATACGATGGTAAAGAAATTGACAACTACGATTATGATACTCCTTGCACATTGAATGTAGGCTTCTCCGTCAAAAAGAATAAGCTCGACATGGAAGTACTTATGCGAAGTAATGATTTGATATTTGGTTTTTGTAACGACCAATACTGTTTTTCACGATTACAAGCAAGAGTTGCAACTTATTTAGGCATAGAAGTAGGTACCTATTTCCACTATGCTTCTAATTTGCATATCTATTCGCCATATTCTGACGTGTACCCAGATTTCATAAATAAAAAGATAAAAGAGATATGGTAAAGTTTAAAGTAACAATGAGGCTTTTAGTATGGGCCTTGATAGGAGTAATATATTTTCCTATATTTTTATTAGCATGGCTATTGCATATAATTGCTAGATGCCTATTAGCTATAGCGTATTTCTTTATGCTACAGCCGCATATAGCAAAAAATGTATTCAGTTCGGTATTTGTAACTAACATGAGATTATTATGAAAGAGGATTTAAATGCTTTAATAGACCAAGCGCTTCTTGAAATATCCAATATGGAAGCACCTTCAAAAGAAGAAGCACAGACTATGGAATATACAGATGCAGATTATGCAAAATTGCTATCAGATATTACCATAGAAGACGAAGAATTGGCTAATGCTGAAATTCAATTTGCTTCTGAAATAGACTTAGATGATGACGATGGAAGCGTCTATGCTTCTGACTTGTTGACAGATAATAATAAATTTTTCAACAAGGCTACTTGGAAGAATAAAAATGGTCAATTTGTACGCGAAACGTCAGATGAGGTTCTTTTTTCTGTAAGCCCAAATGGACAAATTTCGAATAAACCATCATCTGATGCACTTGAAAATTATTTAACACCTGTAGAAAAAGCTGTTGAGATAAATCGCCGTCTTGCATCTGGTAAGGCTATTCGTAAAGAGAATAAACGAGTACAAGAAATTAAAATAAATCGTTTAGCTTTTGACCAGAAAATCATCCCACTAGCAGATGAAATGACTAGATATGATAAAAAAGTAGTTGTTGAAGAACTTACTAAAAATATACGTCAACTCATAAAGCGATATGAGAAGTATATAAATACAAGAATTGCTAAGCTGCTATCTCCGGCTATTCCGGCAGGTGTTAAAGCTGCAAAACTTAAATGGCCGTGGATATTTGTAGCTAATCCAGGTTTCCTGTACAAAACTCACCCTAATATGGGAGAAGAATTAACGTTTTGGGCTACGCCAAATGTGCCTTATTATTTTAGACAAGGAACAGAACAGACGATTCTAGAAGAACGCGACGCTCAATTGTCTCCATATTTTCTTGAGTGCATAGACCGCGCTATTCATAGATATTATGAGGCTAAGCGTCGTTTAGCCAATCGAGAGATATTATATGCTTCAAGAATTGTTAATAATAATTTAAGAACATATAATGATTTGCTTAAATACAATGCTTTCTGGTGGAAAAAGCTTTATGATAGATTAAAAGAAGAAAGGCCTTATGAAAAAGCGAGTAGAAGTGAAACCTGATAGTAAACCGGGCTACTTTAAGTTAGTCATAAATTCTAATAATATGAATTTAGGCACTTCTAGTAGCCAGGTTGGAAAATACGTAGCTTTAACAGGCCTTACTATAGATGACTTGATTAATATAAAAATGCTTTTAGTGAGATTAGAATTAGAGAAAAATGGAGCAAAATATTAATTATGATAAGCTTTCTGAAACTGATTGGTATAAACGAAAAAAGAAATCAGCTAAACAGAGAATTTATCGTTTGACTCATCTAGATAAAGAGAAAATCTATAAGCGACGTTATTATTTGTCTAATAAAGAAGAAATATTAGCTAAAAATAGAGCTTATAAAGCTTCTCACAAAGATACTAGAGATAGAACTGAGTATCGAAAAGCTTATTATAAAGCTCATAGAGAAAAGCTTTTAGCTTATCAAAAGGCCTATAGATTAACTCACAGAGATAAATTAATAGAATATTCACATAAGTATAAGAAATTATGAAAGATAAATTATGTATGTTGCTCATGAAATCATTTATATGGCTAGATAATCTGTTAGGTCCTGATAGTAGTACACAAGAAATAGCAATGAAAAATAATAACTCAAAAAAAGATAAATTATATGACACAACAATTTAAATCATATTGCAAAAACTTCAAATGTGAAAGTCTTGCAATGCAAATCAAGATAATATTTCATAATTTGAAATTGCTAGTTACTTGCGTAGCATTGTTAATCTGGTGTTTTCTTAGGCGTTTTCCTTGGATTTTCTTTGCTATAACTTTTACTGCATTTTTACTGTATTTTACAGTACAGTTAGGCGATGCTCGTAGCGAGCGTGACTCGTATTCAAAGAAAAATGCTGAACTTATAGATAGCATTCACAAACTAAATAAACAGAAAATAGCTTATGAGCAATATTAGCATTTTATGGCTATTAATATCTATAGCAGTTTTAGGAATAGCATGGTGCATTGTAAAGGGAGGAAATGATTATGGAGAAGATGATTGATACAATTCAGTTATCAGGTGATGCTTATTATTATCTTCTAAATGGCGAAGAACCATTAGACCCAGATAATCTAGAAGAAGCAAACGAAATTGCCGAAAGATATGAATATGGAATAAAGTTTCTTGGAGAGCCAGAACCCATTGATGGAACGGATATGGTTGAAACAAAAATATCTATTCCAACAGCCATAAAGCTTGCTGAAGATAAAGTAGTAATATTCATGCTTCTTCCAGATAAGCTATGCAAAGTAAAAATAGCCGATAATTACAATTCTAGTGTTTCATTAGAGTCAATTGGTGATAAATACTGGGCTGAGTATTTCAATAATGGATATGGAACTAGGCATTTACTTCCAATTTGCAAAATATCAGATTATGAAAAATGGTTCGGCCTAAAAGCTTGAAACCAATCCAGTGTTCTCTCGCTGGCCATTTCTAAGATTTGGCCAGTGGGTTTATAAAACCGGCAATTACATAAGTACTGTAGCAGTGCCGCAATATTACCTATTATGCATACTAGCTTATAGCTGTTATCTCTATACGCGCGTACATTATTATATAATATATAAAGGAAATGTTAGCAGCAGTTAAAGATTTAGTGCCTTAACTACTGTTAACATAAAAAATTTTTTAGTATCAAAATTTATGTGTAATTTTGCATATGAAAATAATTCATATAAGTTTAACAATTAAAAATTTAAGATTATGGCAATGATGAAATTGAATGTAGAAGTTGATAAACTACAGAATGTAGTTAAGTGGATTGCTAACAACTTTGTACTTGGAGAGCGTCCTTCAAATGTAAGAGCTCTTTACATGTATGCTAACAAGGTAGATACTCCTATGGACCAGGATGGTAGTACTAAATATTCTAAGTTCAAGGATGAGGATGAAGCCGAGGAATATCTTGAGGCTCTTTGTCAGACAAAGTTTATCATACAGTCTGAACTTGTAGACCAAGACGTAGTAAGAGACGATACAACTGCAGAGATTCTACATATAGCAGAAACTTGGAAGATAACCTGTACTCCAAGTATGAATAATTCAGAAGATACTTTTGTGGCTTATTGTTCAATACCTTATCACATTATCAGACCATTTGAAAATTAAAACAGAAAGGAGATTAGCATTATGGCAAAGTTTAAGTTCATTCCAACAGATTGGAACAATTCAAGAATTGCATCACTTCTTCAAACAAGTTTGATAATGGCAAGTACTACACAGTTCTCTCCAAGAGTATTCACATACTGGGAACGTTATTGTAAAGCTGAATGGGATGGCCGATATACAGTTCAGGTTGAAGCAGCTTCTAATAGAACTGCTATTATTAAATACTGTGGTTCAAAGCTGTATGTTGTTATCGATTTAATAACAGAAGATGGTGGATGCCGAGTTAAACCTAAAGTAAGTGTAGAACGATGGAGTTAGATTACATGCAGCTCAAGCTTAGAGCTATAGATAGATTTAAAGCTGTTTATGCAATATTCGATAACAGACTCAAACAAGCAAAGGAGACAAGATTCTCCTTTGCGATGAATGAAACAGAATGCATATTAGGCTTAAAGTATTACGGTAAGAAATATAAACAATATTATAAAACGCAAGAATTATGTGGACACAAGGCAGAAAGAAAATCGAGTATATAAGAGATTACGTCAATGATGCAGACCTTATAGAAGCCATTTTGGCCTGGTTGCCCGACTCTGAAATATCAGAAATGGTACGAGATATTGCAAAAGCCTATAATATAGAGCTAGATACTGTTTAAGATTAGTTGTTAATGATTTTTAACAATTATCTTAACATCTATTAACATAAAAAAGTTTCATATATCAAAAATTATGAGTACTTTTGCACATGAAAATAATACGTATAAGTTTAACAATTAAAATCACAAAATTATGGCAACAATGAAATTCGCTCAGATGGCAACTAAGAAGTTACAGAAACTAGTTAACGACCCAGCAACCTCTGATGAGGATAAAGTAGCAATTCAGGCAGTTCTTGATAAGCGTCAGGCTGCTCAAGCTCCTAAGGATGAGCAGGGTTCAGAACTTACACCAGAAGAGCAAGCAGCTATTAAGGCAGCTGAGGCAGAGGCAAGTAAGGAAGCTGGTAAAGCTGAGGATAATAAAAAAGTTGAGAAGAAGTCAGCTGGTCGCCCTGAGAAGAAGAAGCTTACAATGGACGAGCTTGATGCTGAGTGTGAAAAGGCAGAAGCAGAGGCTAAAGGCCATAAGTGTACTGCAGTTCTTCCAGGTACCGCTATTCGTGTGAATGGTTATGTTAAGGGCATTCTCAAAGAGAAGCGAGCTATGCGCTGCTATCTTCTTATTCAGTCAGAAGTTTCTGAGGATAATCCAACAGGTCGTCAGTTCTACAAGGTATTTGGTGCAGAAGATACCACAATCTTGCCAGAAGTTGTAGAGCTTAAGAAAAAATCTGAGGCACGAGTACGTAAGGCTAAGGCTGACCCAGAAGCTTGGATGGCACAGGCTGATGAGGTTGTAGAAGCAGCTTCAGAGTTTATCGGTCGCCAAGTTGATTTGGAAGATAAGAATAAGACTGATGCAAGAGTTGAGACTATTATCAAGGATAAGCGTTCATGCACGGTATTCTTCCGCATTGGCTTCAAGGATGAGAATGGAGCTCACAAGTTTACTCATAAGGCTGTTAAGTCAACCAAGGATGAGGCTGAGAATAAGGTTGTAGTAGAGGAACCAGCAGGTCTTATGCCTCTTACTGATGAGGATAAGCCTAATTATAATGAGTGGCAAAGCAAGTGGCAGACACGTGCTGAGCGTATGCCTCGTACAGCTCTTACTCCAGAGGAGAAGGTCCTTAGAGCAGAGGAAGCTCTTAAGAAAGCTAAGGCAAATTTGGAGAAGGCACAGGAGGCAGTTACTTGTAAGCAGCTTGAGTATGACAATGCAAAAGCAGCTCTTGATGTTCAGCATGATGCTCAGGAGGCAAATGCTAATGGTGAGGGTGTAGAACAAGCAAGCGCAGAAGCTCCAGCGGCTGAAGAAAGTGGCGATTTAATGTAAGCTACGCATAATAAAGAGGCAGGCTCAAATGGTGCACTTAGAATCATGATAGAGCATAAATGAGGTTTGAATCCTCACTGCCTCCAAAGATTGTTAGTTTTGTTTTCCATTACATGTTTATAAGTAGAAGATGAAAGAGCTAGGAGCGGCAAGGGATTACGGCCTAGCTCTTAAATGACCAAGTCAAAATAAACAATTTGCTGTTCTGTTTAAGGGATAAGACCCCGGTTCGAATCCGGGCTTGGTCACTATGATAGATTTTTGATATTCGCATAGGTTATTAGATTTTTAATTGTTTAATGAATGGAGAAAGAGCTGCGTCGCGAGATGCGGCTCTTTTTATATCATTTTTATGAGAAACAGCTTAGAATCGGTATTACCTGGAATTCACAAACCTATATTATATAAAGCGGCTCACCTAGACTCATTTCTATATATCTAGAACTCATTTAAATTTAAAATCTATATAAATATATGGATTTTAAATTTGAACGCGATAGAGATTAAATATGGAGTTTTAGCTAAAAGCCTGTCATTTTGTGATAACATCTTTTAACATAGGCCTTAACTACTGTTAACATAAAAAATTTTTCTATATGAGAAATTATGTGTAATTTTGCACATGAAAATAATTCATATAAGTTTAACAATTAAAAATTTAAAAATATGTTAGCAACAGATTTAATTAAAAGCATTGCTCTTTCTAGCATTACATCAAAAGACGTTATGATTGTTACAGCGTATAACAACCAGAGTTTAGAGCAGTTTTTAGATGGTAATTTTGGCAGAGGTTCATTCATAAACGCCGATTTTAAAATGCCAGCTATTTTAGTATCACAAAGTTATTTAGCTGTTTTTAATAATGTTATGCTGGTAACGCCTGATGGAAAATCGGTATTTAAACCAGATGCGACAGTTAGAACAGCTGATGCAGTAGAAATAAATCTTTATAAATTCAACTAGTATTATGTCAGTACAAGATTTAGAAGAATTCTTGATGGAAGAAGCAGAGTATTCTACAAGAGAAGTTGAGCGGATGTCACGCACAGAGAAACTTAATGCTTGGCTTGAATACGAAGGTATTATCGGCTATACAGACGATATTCTGGAAGTCATAACAGCTCTTGTTGGAGCTGATGGTCATATAAGGCCAGAAAATTTACTCGATACATTTGGTAGCCTTATGGGTGACTGATAAAAAATGGTTCGGCCTAAAAGCTTGAAACCAATCCAGTGTTCTCTCGCTGGCCATTTCTAAGATTTGGCCAGTGGCAAATATATATGAGTATTGTGCTGTTATTGATATGGTTTAGTGGCCGTGTTTTTTTTGTATTGCGACAAGTGGATAACAATATATTAGCCATACTGCTACAATGCCACATATATACCCAGGCACCCGCATAATATAATAATGTATGCCTGTTCGCGTATACGTAAAATAATTGATATATGAAAATATTTTATGTTAAAAATCATTCACACAGATATTAAAGATTATATAATGTGTATGAAATATATACAGATTTGATTAACAGATATTAAATTCATGCATTTTGTGTTAAAATCTATTGAAAAATTTTTTTGTTTCAAATAATTTGTGTAATTTTGCACATGAATTTAGAACGATATGTATAACAGTTAAAAATCAATGAATTATGACAGCAAATGTAACAGTTCTCAATCAGATTCAAACCATTAAGTTGGTTGACGGCATTAATCGCGAGGGTCTCACAAATGACCAGTGGGGAGTTTACAAGTTCAACACTGAGTGGAACACAGCAGAAGAATTCGACGCTGACGAGGCTTATAAGCGATATAATTATCGTTTGCCTGCAGGTAATTACCTAACTATCAACTGTGTGGATTCAGATGCCGATTGGCAATTGGACTTAATATTTGATGCAGTAAAGAAGAATAATATTCCATATATCAAAACTTCAATTGAGCCTAATTTCAGCTTGATTATTTTCCGTTTGAGTACTAATGATTAACTGAAGGAGGACAGTAATATGAAGACAATTAGATTCACAGCAAGCTTCCAGGATTTCATTAACTGGTTTTTCAATGGAGATTTCCAGGACGGATTCACGTTCAAGAACTTCAAGAGTTCCGTTGAGATGTTTGAAAACGATGAAGATATAAACTGCATCGATTTCGGCACAACGTGGGATAAAATCGGCAATAAAAACCGTATATTATACTGTATATATGGTCAATTGAGAGCCATGTATGAAACTGGTTATCCTGTTGTATTCAAGGTCCACAGTGGTGAAAAGGGTGACAGAATCAAATATATACTGGTATTCAACGGCCATGTTGTACAATTCATAAGCTGGAATAAATATCCAGCTTTCACCTGGGCAAAAGCTGTTAGTCAGAAACCGGTTCTTTACCTTGAATCTAAGCCGAGATTATTTAGACGGGCTATTACCGAGATTAAAGACGCAATTGCCGAAGGATATTACAGTGATAGTGAGGGTAATATCAAGCCAAAAGATTTCTGTGGCGAGTACGAAGTAAGAGTTGATTGGATGCAATATGAGAGCGGCTGCTCACCACAATACTTATTAATGCATGCTGAATGCGGAGCAGGTGACATCTGCGACCAAGCCATAAGTGAAGCATTAAACTGGTTCAGAACTGGATTCGAACAAGGCATTCTTAGTGATGCGTGTGAGGATTATATCGCAGTAATAGACTTTGATAGATAATGGTAGGATTCATTTTAATATCTGTGATGCTGGCAGTATTCACCGGCATCACTCCAGAAGAATGGAAGAAATGGTGCCGTAAAATGGCGCAGGAATAATATGCTGGAGAAATCCAGTGTTCTCTCGGTCCCAGATTGGAGAAAATCCAGTCTGGGATTTTTTCGTAAAATTTTTGTAGATTTACGGCACAGTGCCAGATTCGCACAAATATCATTCACGAAGTGTGACGGTGATTCACCGGTGCGGTTGCGGCCAAAAAACCGTGCGACTGAAGCCTGCCGGAGAAAACCGGAATTCTCTCGGGGATATTTTCTGGAATTTTCGCAGCTGGAAAACCGAGTGAAGCTTGTAGATTTTTGCCGCAATGGAACGGGTGAAGAAACGTTAAATTCGTTAAATAAGTCTATAAAATTTTTTTATATCATTTATTTTTATATTATGCGTGTCCGGGCACGAGGCGCAAATAAATAATAAATATATTAATTATTGTTAAATAATTTTTTTATTTAAAATATTTTACTCGGTACGCTAAATTCGCGCTAAAATAATATAGTCCTTATAATTATATATATTATTAATTTAAAGCCCATATATGAGTCCTGAGGTGCCTTAAAATCGATTTTAAGGCACCTTATATATGATGTACCACAAAGCATGTATGCCTGCGCATAATATAAAAATAAATGATATATAAAAATATTTATTATTAAATTAATCTAATATTTTAATTATAAAAATATAAATAATATTAATGAAACAAATAATATTTACGTATTTAACGAAGTAATATTAATTTCGTTAAATAATAAGGCCCATTTGTTAATTAATATTCTTGTTTCAAATAAAAGCGCTATCTTTGCAGCAGTTATTTAAGATAACCGTTTAATAACAAAGTCCTTTTGTTATTGTCGGCTTAAATACGTATATTTAGATTTTAATTATTATATTTGGCGTTTTTTGACTTATTGGACAACGTGGCATTATTTAGAAATAATTAGCTCCGGTTAAATAATATTAAATTAATGAATAATATCATTTTTTATATATTTTTAGTGTGTATTAAATTATTCAAATAACAATTAAAAATCAATAAAAATGGCAAAAAAGATTAAAGTTTCACGTACTTTCACTTTTAAGGCTTATGAAGTCGAAATTAGTGAAGAAGTACTAAACGATTCTAAAAAATATTTAGAATTCGTAAATAATGTTAAAAGTGAGAATATTAACAATCATTTCGGAAAATTCACATTTAAAAGCGATTGTGAATATTATGTTGAAAAGAATATCTTGGATTTTATTAATAATAATTTGCAAGATATAAAAAATACTAAACTTTATTTAATTTATAAAGTTTCAACACTCGAAGACACAAACGTTAATGATTCTTTGCTTATGTCAATTTATTATAATATTGACGAACAAAAGATAGTTTTAGATTAATGATTGTTAAAAAAAATAAAATATAAAAAAGCCTAGTATTTACTAGGCTTTTTTATATTTTATTTTTTTAACATTTGTTAGCTTTGATAATTTTATTTTAAATTTATTAAAAGTTGATAAATTTGGGTTTTATTTGCCTTTTAGCCTGTAAATTAACGTTTCCTAACAATTTAATTCACGATATTTAAAAATTATTTAGTTATTTTAGGCTAAAAGGTTTTTAAATTATTAAATTTTAATTAATTTTTTAATTTATTAGGCTAATAGGTTTTTTGTACTAACAAATTTTTTATAATTTTAGGCCCCTTTAACGCCAAATAGCCTAGCAACCCTTATATATTCAAATACTCATCCAAATTCAGGCTCAAATCTAGGGCCCTGGACAGGTTTTTCAATTCAATATGTTTTGAGCAAAAATTTTTCTGGTAAAATGACTTGCTGGACGACAAATCATATATTATAGAAATGCACAGAGGAATATAGATATGTACGCCTACGCGCGTATAAAGAGGTCCAAATTTATATAAAATATACCCAGGATTCACAGTGGTATGGCTCTGGGGATTTATAATATAAAAATAATAAAGATATGTGGATTCATTTATAAAAGTTCCACAGAAATCAATTATTTAATTTTTTCTAAATATTTAATAACAGAATGGTTCAATTCTGTTTATGAATGTGCATATTAAATATATGGAAACTTACTATTTCGTAGTAAGAACTACTACGGTGCCCGATACCCGATACCGGACCTTTTTATATAGACGAAACTAATATTTTAAAAATACCTTACTACTCTAGTAGTAACCTATTTCTATTTTATTCATTTGGTCTATATATAATAATGGGTAACTTGGGATAACTATATATAAATAATTGAAAATCAATAACTTAGAAGTGCCCGAATCGCGTTACCCTATGGTTACCGGACGGTTCCCTTATAAAATATTTTTACTTTACTACTTAGAATTGTACTCATTATATTTAGAATTGGCTTTGTGGCATTAACTACATTTTAGTTAATTTTACTTCTCAATTAGTTAATTTTACTATCCATTTCTGATTTTTGCTACTTCGTTCCTAAAATTAACTAATTGAGAAGTAAAATTAACTAAAATGTAGTAATGATTTCGCAGTAAATGTTAGAAATTGTTAAACTTTTTATAAAAATTTCCTATTTTCAATAATTTTTAGTAATTTTGCACTATATAAATTAGTAGTCACGTAATTAAATTTTTTCACTATGTCAGCCATCATGAATTTTGATAATCCTGTTATGGGTAATCAGCTCACAAGGTCAGAGCTTATAGTAACACTGGCTCTACTCTTAAAAGGCAACTATTATTTTACAAAAGCTTACGTAAATTTCAAAGATTGCAGGCACCAAACAAAAGCTATGGAAGAGTTTTGCAAAGCTTGTGATGAACTTGGAATAGCTCACGGCATCATTAAAAGTGATTCATGCCCGTATAGAATATACGTATGGAACCAAAATCTAAAAATGTTACTTGCAAAACAAGCCTTACTTCCATTTAGATTTACGTGGAAAAATATGTTACATATTCCCGAATCATGGATTGGAACTCTCGACCACAGCACATTACTTGATTTGCTGGAATTCACAACTGGAATTCTTAAAAGCAGAGATGCCGCATTAAAATGTAAAGCATGTCAGATATATGACCACGCAGAATTAGAAAAAACTTTAGTGCAGTTGCTCAGACCAGTAGCTCCAAATATTGAAGTGAAATATATAGACAAGTTAAAAGTTGCATGCGTAATTGGTATAGATACTGTTATACCTGAATCACAAGATGATATTTCTGATTTGTTATAATATTTATAAAGAATATGAGAAGTACAGAAAAGATTAACAGCGAAATAGCTGATATATTACCAGATTCAGACCAGGTACTTGGTTCTGATGGTCTTGAGATGCGTGAAAAGCTAGCATCTGAAAAGGCTAAACAAATTCATGATAAGAAAACTGCTATGGAGTTAGCTAGAGCCAAGGTCCGCTTGCAAAAAGCTGCAGAAGGACAAGCTGCAGCTCAAGCAGTACAAGAATTTAGAGCTAAGAAAGAGCAAGCAAAGGAAGAAGCTATTCAGCGGTTAGAAGCTGAAGATACCTCCATACCCGCAGAAGAAGTTATAGACTTGGCTAATAGCGTTGCAGCTCAGCACGGACAGCCGGCTATGGCAGAGAATGTAGCAAAGCAGATAATGCTCAGTCAAGGCACCACAAGGCCAGAAGTAGTAAGATTGTTATCTGGATTGAACATCAATCTCAATCTACAGCTGTCCAAGAATGATACAGCTAATCTCTTAGCATGTCTTCTTACAGCTAATCAGAATCAGTTACAAGCTTTATATAATAATGAAAAGACACCTCTTGTAATAAGAACTGTCATAAAGCGTCTTATCAATGATGCCAAATTGGGAGAAATCTCAACAGTAGAGAAACTATGGGACCGTATATTCGGTAAAGCTGGAATGCTTCTCGATTTGCCTAAAGAATCTACAGCAGCAGGCATTATACCGAATACGCCAGTCTCAAGAGAGGCTTATATACTAATCAGAGAATCTCTTCTCAAATAACAATTACTTCCTTTTCAGCTATGGAGATTGAAGTATATAGCCTCTATACGCGCGCGCGTCCGCCTCCACCCACATACATTATTTATATAATAAGGGACCAGATTTTTATACAGCTTATTATTAACATTTGATATATCTTTTAATTGCAAGTCTGGTTCCTTATTTAGTTACATTTGAAATATTATAAATTAGGCTTATGAAAGTTCCACATAAAACGTTGTCCGAAATGCAGCAGCAAGTCATAAATGCTGAGAATTTAAAGCCGCAAGAGCTTAATGCTAAGGAGATGCTCCGACTTGAGATGTTGTCATCATTTGAGGCTTATACCAAAGCTATGTTCAAGGCTCAGTATAAGCGCTCATTCATTGTAGCTGAACATCACAAAAAGATTATAAAAGCACTGCAAGATGTAGTTGATGGCAAATGCACGCGTCTTATTATTAATATTGCCCCTCGATATGGTAAAACCGAATTAGTAATTAAGTCGTTCATCAGTTGGTGTTTCGCTTTAAATCCACTGTGCAGATTCTTACATCTATCATATTCAGACGTACTTGTAGCCGATAACTCTGACACAGTTAGGTCTATCATGATGGAGCCTCTCTATAAAGAACTGTTTCCAGAATCTAAGCTTGAGAAGGAGAAGGCTTCTAATAAGCGCTGGAGAACAGCTAAAGGCGGTGAAATGTATGCCGTATCTACACAGGGTCAGGTAACAGGCTTTGGTGCTGGTAATGTAGATGAAGAAGAGCCAATAGAAGGCTCCAGCACAGCCGACAGCTTGACATTCGACGATAATCTTAACGATATGCTTCATCAGATAGGTGCTAAAAGCAATGTGTTTCAAGGCGCTATCATGATAGACGACCCTATTAAACCAGAAGACGCTGATTCTGATATTATACGTGAGAGAATCAACCTACGATTCGAGAGTACTATTCGTAACCGTACCAATAGTAGAAATACTCCGATTATCATAATTATGCAAAGGCTCCATGAGCATGACTTGTGTGGTTATTTGCAGGAAATAGAGCCAGATGAGTGGACAGTTCTGTCTTTACCGGCTATTCAAGAAGACCCAGTTACACATGAGCGTCACGCTCTTTGGCCTATGAAACATACACTTGCTGAGCTTGACCACATGAGAGAGATTAATCCACTAGTGTTTGATACGCAGTATATGCAGGACCCTACACCTAGAGAAGGTCTTATGTATGCAGAAGGGTTTCAGACTTATACAAGAGACCAGATTCCATCAGGTCATAATGCAATGCATAAATGGGCTTATATTGATACAGCTGATACTGGAGCCGATAGCCTCTGTGGAATATGCTTTATAGATACACCTGAATTCTGTTATGTAACCGACGTGCTGTTCACAGATGCACCAATGGAAAAAACAGAACCAGAAACTGCTTCTATGTTGACAAAGAATGGAACTAACATGTGTCTCATAGAGTCAAATAATGGAGGACGCGGATTCTCAAGAAATGTTAAACGAATACTTCGTACTAAATTCCGTAATTTTAGATTAGCAGTTAGGAATTTTACTCAAACCGAGAAGAAAGTAACGCGTATTTTTACATATTCAGCTAACTGTCAAAATGATATTCTATTTCCTGATGGATGGGAGAAGAAATGGCCAAAGTTCCATGCAGCGCTCATGGCATATCGCAAAGATAACAAGAAAAAACAGCATGATGATGCTCCGGACTGTCTAACAGGAGTGTATGAAATGCATGCAAGAAAGCATAATTCTAATAGAATAAGACTGAGAAATTAAAATTTTCAGTTTTTAACAAAGTTTAACTTATAGAATTTTCATATTTCAAAAATTATTAGTATATTTGCATACAATAAAGTTAATAGGGGAAACATTTATGATAAGTTTTTTAGTTAGTAATTTTAATCTTAGCGAAGATTATTTTTTAGCTAAACTTACTAAGCTGAGCTCATAACATCTTTAGACTAGTAAGTTTAGTTTTTTACCTCGTATTGTTGGGCAGTTTGCAAGTTCGTTAAGCGTCCGTCCTGCTTATCTTGCAAAGTAGATTCGAGTTCTACTACGAGGGCTAAAGTTCTAGATGAATAAGGCATCTAAGTTTATGAGGGAGATAGAATACCAGCCTTGTAAGCTGGAGGTAGAAGGTTCGAGTCCTTCAGAGGTCGGTAAAGTCTAGAACTTTTACATCGCGGATTGGCGCAGTGGTAGCGTGCAAGGGTCATAGGTTCGAATCCTATATCCGCAACTAGTTATAAAGCTTTGCACTCGTATTGCTTAGCTTACATGTTTAATACGTATAAAATTATAAACTATGGGATTGAATTGTGGATGCCCTGCAGGTAAGCATCTCAGTGACCTTGAGATTGCAGAGTGCAAAGAAAGTTTTGGGCAGATTCAGAAAGTAATTTTTAGCCGAATTTATAGCTCAGCTGGTACTAAGAATACCTTGCCTGAAGCTACTATTAAGGCTAAAGCTAAAATGACGCCGCTGTTTTCAGCAGCTGATGGTACCAAGTTGATTATTTCACCTTATATCCAGAATCCTACTACAGAACCAGGTGAGGCTCGTACATTTGGTGGCGGTAACCAGACGCTCGGCGGTGTCGAGATTGTTATTGGTCGAGAGCCAACTACATTCTCTGGTGTTATCTATCAGGAATCTCAGTCAGTTATCAAAACACTTAAGACCTACTCATGTGAGAAGATTGGCGTGTATTTGATTGACGAGAATGGCAATATTGGAGCGATTGCTGATAGTGATGCTACAACGTTCTCTCCTATTCCTGTTGATAAATTCTTTGTAGGTGATAAGAACCTTGGCGGTTATGAGGAGCCAGATTCTAACTCTATTAGCTGGAGCTTCTTCCCTAATTGGTCAGATGACCTGGTTCTTATTAAGAGCGATGCTCTTGATTATAATCCACTTACAGATTTGGTTAATGTAAAATCAGCTTAAGTATGGCACGCCAGATTAGAAAACCAGTAAAAAAGGTACGTCTTGAAGCAGGTGATTTATCAGAGGAATTTGAGATTTCACATGCTGAAAGAATCCTTGATATGGGAGAAGCTGTAAATGGCGGCTGGCACGTACCTGAAGATAGTGAATACGAATACTCAGAAGAATATGGTCTTAGACTTAAATCAGATAAAGGACATTCTGCTGAAGCCTAAAAAGAAACAGCTTATAAATAGAGCTTATAGACTTCAGCAGCGTATTAGATTCCATACGGAAACTAATATATCCTTGTATGATTATAATAGGTCGGCTGAATTATTTCTAGACTGGGTATCACATCTTTTACCGAAAGATAAGTATAATATCTTCTTGCACCTGTTTAAGTACCCACTTCCAACTTCAGCAGTAATAGATGATGTTTACCGAGAGCTCGAACGCGTATTCTATAGTCGGAATGCTAGTACAGCATACCAGTTCACATCATCCGAGCTGCTTGAAGATTGGCTTAGATATAAGAAGACAAATCTTCATGAGCCAGATATTTGGAAGACACAAGGTTGGAAGCAGATGCAAATATCTCCGAATAGCATTCTTGTAGTAGATTTGCCAACAGAGCAGTCAGGATTCAGACCAGAACCGTATTTCTATTGGCTTGATATTACAGATGCTATTGACTACGAGTTTGTAAAGCGCAGTTCTACAAACTTTGAATGGCTTATATTTAAGCAGCCAGATAATAAAGTAGCGGTCTTTGACACACAGAGCATTAGAGTTTATCAGCTTGATGAGAAGATGCAGATTAAGTCTCTAGTTTCTGAGGCTGTTCACAACTTAGGCTTTTGTCCAGCTAGATTCTTTTGGACTACAGCTATTAATGAGAAATATCCAGACATCAAGAAGAATCCTATAACAAAGGAACTTTCAAGATTGGATTGGTATTTATTTTTCTCTATCTCTAAGCAGCACTTAGACTTATATGCTCCATACCCAATATACTCAGCTTATGAGGCAGATTGCAATTTCGAGAATAATGAAACTGGCGAATACTGTGATGGCGGTTTTCTACGTAATGCTGATGGTAATTACGAAATTAATGCGGATGGTACAGTTAAAAAGTGTCCATGCTGTGGAGAGAAACGAATAGCAGGTCCTGGCTCATTCTTGGAAGTACCAGTCCCGAATCAATCAGAAGGTATATCTGACATGAGAAATCCTGTTCAGATTACCACTATTGATAAGAACAGTCTAGAGTATAATGTTGAAGAAGTACGAAGACTTCACGACGAGATAGTAGTTTCTGTTGTAGGTGCTGGTGGTAATGCAGCAGTATCTGAGAAAGAAGCTATCAATGAGACACAAGTTGCGGCTAATTTTGAAAGTAAGACAGCTGTACTTAACACTCTTAAGACCGATTTTGAACAGGCCCAGAAGTTTGTAGAAGATACTATTTGTAAGCTCAGATATGGTGATGGTTTTATATCATCTGATATAAGCTGGGGAACAGAGTTCTACGTATTTACAGTTGAGGAACTTTATGCTAAATATAAATCAGCTAAAGACAGTGGAGCCACTGAAACAGAGCTTGATGCTATAATGCAGCAGATTCTGGAAGTGGAATACCGTAATAACCCGACAGTTCTACAGAGAATGCTTATACTCAAGCAGCTTGAGCCATATCCTCATAAGACATTAAATGAAGTGATTCAGCTTTACAATGCTGACCTTCTAAATGTTAATTTTGTAAAACTTAAGATTAATTTCTCAGAATTTGTAGCAAGATTTGAGCGCGAGAATATAGATATTGTAGAATTCGGTAAAGCACTACCGATACGTAAGAAGATTGAAATTATTAAAAGTAAATTATTAGAATATGTCAAACAAAACGATGAACAAGGCGGAGCTTCAAGAGTCAATTCAGGACCTGAAGGACCGTCAGGAGGAACTTCAACAGCACCAGCTCAGTAATCCAGAAACATTTACTGCTGAAGAGAAAGCTGAGTTTGATAGCAATGCTAAGGAGCTTAAAACTCTTCAGAATCGCCTGACTATTGTAGAGGCAGCACTTGCTCAGAATGCTCCATCTTCTGCTGCTGGAGAGGATAAGCTTGTGAAGCTTAAGATAGCATTTGGCAACCGATTTAGTCGTCGAACTGGTAAAGAGATAAATCCTCCTCAGCCAGCTTCATTCTCATTTGGAGAGTGGCAACTATTTAAAGAATCTTATCGCCGTCTCGGCTATGAGATTACTGAAGTTATTAACGACCCATACGGTGATGCAGCAGCTCTTGTTGTAACACCAGAAGATTAATCAAAGCCAGTATGATAACAATTGAAATGCTTAATCAAAATCCAGCTTTAAGTGCTCTTACAGATGCACAAAAAGCTGCAATTGCAGAGATTTCAAAGAATGATGAAGCTACTGTAATTGGAACTAAGATTGGAGCTCTTCACGGGCAGTATGATGCTGATATTTTAAATGTATCAGGTATTGCTAAGGCAGAAGGTGAGAAGAGCTATGATTATCTTAAGCGAGTTCTCGGTGATTATAAAACAAAATCTGATGAAGTTTCAACTCTTCAGGCGAAGATTGAGACACAAAAGCAGAAGATTATAGACCTTACTAAGCAGATGTCTGTAACTGGTTCAGATGAAGTTTTAGCTAAACAGCTTAGTGAAGCCAAGCAACAACTTAAAGATGCCCGTCATCAAGTTACTCAACTTCAGACACAGCTTACATCTAAAAGAGACGAGCTGAATCAAGCTAAAGCTGAGTATGAAAAGAAAGAAAAAGACCTTCAGGTTGGCTTCGCATTTACTAATGCGACAGCAGGTCTTAAGTTTAAAGCTGATGTTTCAGAACCAGTTAAGAAGATTCTTTTAGCTGCTGCTAAAGATGAAATTCTTGCTAAGGGAACACCGGATTTTATTGATGATGGCCAAGGTGGAAAGAAACTTGTATTTCGTGATACTGCCGGTAATACAATCAACAATCCTAAGAACAACTTGAATCCTTATACTCTTTCCGAGTTGGTAATGGAGACAAGCTTGAAGGATGTTATTGATACAGGTAAACAGCAGCCAGGTGGAGGTACAGGTCCTAATAAGCCTAGTGGAGGAAGTCCATCTGCTGGAACTTTTGATTTGGCTGGTGTTAAGACACAGCTTGAGGCTGACCGCCAAATTGAGAACTACTTGCTCTCAATAGGTCTCACACGAGATAATGTAGAATTTGGCAACAAGGTACTTGAAATCAGAAATGAGAATAATGTATCAGAACTTCCTATTAGATAAAAATTATAAGCTGAATGGCGTACAAGGGTAATGCGCTATACCAGTACGAAATATTAACATTTTAAAATTTAGAGACTATGAGTTTAGTACTAACACGAATTCAGAACATTCGTTCAAACTCGAACTTGGATAAGTACGAGTATCGTCCTAGCCGATATGGTGCTCTTGACGCTTTTATTCAGCAGTCTAATGACCCTACCGGTATTCTTACTGAGGAACTCAAGCAGAAGGCACGTACTTCTATTGGCAATATCCTCGAAACCCCGGTAATTGATTATGATAAGGATATTACTATTGGTAATACCCGTACTCTTACAATTGCTGATAGCGAGAATACTTCAAAAATGGTTCAGATTAACTTCTCCACCTACTCATTTGGATTTACTATTGCTCCTGCAATGTATCTTAACAATGAGATTGGTATTCAGAAGGACTTTGAAACCAAGCTTATGAAGTATATCTACAAGCTCGCACAGAAGCTCGACCAGGATGCACTTGCGAAGCTTGCAGCTGCTAAGACCCAGGTCATCAAGAACCCACTTTTGTATGATAAGACTGGTAATGTCATTAATGCTAAGTGGACTGAACGCGAAAATGTATTCGGTGACCTTGAGCCTATTATGGCTGCTAATGATTTCTTTGGTCAGCTCCATATTGTAGGTGATGCGGGTGTTGAATCTATTATGCGTAAGCTCCAGCAACACGGTTTGTATAATGATGTCAACAAGCAGAATGAGTTTGGCAACAAGGTTGTTCACTTGACAAACAATATGGCTCTTGGAGCAAAGAAGTATGCTCAGGGTTATGCTATCAATTCTGGTTCACTTGGTTTCATGACTCGCTTTGAGCGTGATTGCTTGCTTGGCACTGTATCAGGTGATGGTCACGAGTGGGGTATTGCTACATTGCCGCTGCTTAATATTCCATGTGGTACTTACTTCTACGATTCTGTAGGCGATTATTCTGCTATTGCAGGCGATGCAACTGCTGATATGACCCGTACTCGTAAAGAGCACTACGGATTTGCGGTTGATGTTGCATTCCTTACTCCTTACAATAGCGATGCTAAGGCTTTGGCAAGTCCAATTATTGGCTTCAATATCTCTAGTGAAAATGCACACTATGCTGTTCCAGTACAGCAGGTTGTAGCTCCTCCAACGGCTTAAGCTTCTTAGTTGGGTGAATACTATTATATATCAGAAGAAACTGATAATAGCTTTTAGTTGTTATTAGCTTTGGATGGGTCCAGCGGGAGGACAGACTGATGAAAAGGTCTCGTTCCTCCCGTTTTTACTTTAAAATTATATACTCATGATAAGAATAACTGAAATACAAGATAAGCTACTCCATTTAGATGGCTGGCAGCAGAGTTATAATACTGTGGATATAGAACTGTCTACAGAATTAACTAAAACAGAATCAGGTATGTATTTTCAGCAGATTCATCCGCTTTTAACGCTAGATAATTTGCAGAGTATAGCACCTGATTTTAAAAATACTACATACCCAACTCACTCATCTAAAACTGCATACTTAAAAGGTACTGTAGTACAAAATGAGGACTTGACATATAAGTCAATTCAAGATGTTCCTGCTGATACTAGTATAACAAATTCTGAATACTGGATACGAACTAATCCTTTTTCAGAATGGCTTGAAGATAAAACGAAAGCAAGTATAGTAAAGTTGGTCAATAAGTTTATAAATATGAAACTGGCCGATAAAGCTTCTAAATCACTCATCGAAAATAAAACTTTGTTTGATGGAACTGGCCGACTTACTAACACCATCACTAACAGAGGAAATTTTGTCGGATTTGAGATTAACGCAGTTAGGTCTAAAGGTGTAACTGTGAAGATAGAAAAGATAGGCTTACAATTTACAAAACCTGGTACATATAAGATTTATGTGATGCATTCTAGCAATAATGTTCCTATTTACATAGAAACATTTACAAAAATTAGAAGTAATGCCATTGAATGGTTTACTCCTTCTGAGGAAATCTTGCTTCCTTATGAAAGTATTCACAATGATGCTGGAGGCAGCTGGTATATAGGTTATCTTCAGTCCGAATTGCCAGAAGGCAGTGAAGCTATTAATCGTGATAGAGATTGGTCAACTGGCCCATGTAAAGCTTGTTCTAGAAGTGAGTTTTTAGCATGGCAAGCTTGGTCTAAATACGTAGAGATTCATCCATTTCGTATATCAGGTAAACTAGTAAAAAGAGAAGGCTTTAACGATGACTTTAATAATGATTTCTTTAAGTCAGCAGTTAAGATGTGGGACCCAGAACAGATGGATTATACTTATGATTGCAATTATGGAATTAATCTTGAAGTATCTGCCTACTGTGATTTAACAGACTTCATAATTAACCAGAGAGCATTATTCCAGGATGTTCTTGCTAAACAAGTAGCTATAGATTTTCTACGTGAATTCGCTTACAATCCAAATGTAAGGACTAACAGGCATTCGATAAATGCTTCTAAACTTGATATTCTTACAGAGCTTGATGGAGATAGTCAAAGTTCACAGAGAACAGGTCTTTCTTATGAATTAGAGATAGCTCTTAAGGCTTTAAATGTGAGTACGCAAGGATTAGATAGAATTTGTCTTCCGTGTGTTAACAATGGAATTAAATACAGAACAATATAACTATGGCTCGTTCAAGGTCTTTTGGATTATCTATTGCAAATTTAGCTTATAGGCTAAGAGCATTCGATGAAGTTCTTGGAAAAGAACTCGTTAAAGTAGTACTTGCTCATGAAGAAGAAGTGATTGAGATGATTACACAAGACCAGCTGTATGATAGAGGTATAAATGGAGATAACGTTGAAATTATGTCTTATATGCCTTATGCTCCAAGTACTATAAAAAGAAAGATAAAAAAAGGACAGCCGACAAATAGAGTGACACTTAGAGATACAGGTAAGTGGTACAAGTCCTTGAGACTTATCTATGATGTAGATGGTTTCTACATTGTCAGTACAGATGAAAAAAATAAATATCTTACAGACAGATATGGGCCTAAAATTCTAAAGCTCACAAGAGAAAATCTTACAGAGTTAATTAGAAGTTTTAGACCAGAATTAGCAAAAAAATTAAAAGAATATTTACAGCATGGCGATTGAACGTACTATATGCATACCAATAAAGCAAAATCCTGTACTACTTGACAAAATAGTACAGGATATTCAAGCGGCTTTAAAAGATAAGTTAGCTTGGCTTGACTATGCTTTCGGTAAAGCTTATAAACTTGTAGAGCATCAGGATAATGGAGGAAAATTCATATATCCAGCTGCATATATAGGGAATTCAGAATATGTCTCACTGCTTCCAAATGATAACTTTGGAAACTTTTGCTGGTTCGATATTTATGATTCTCAACAAATTACTCAGGTTGTACAGTCTACACCTCAATTTACATTCTCAGGAGCGATTGTATTTTGGTTCAATCTAGATACGATATTTGCAGACAATGATGCGATGTATACAGAAGAAGTAAAAGACGAAATAATCAGAGTTCTTACTACTCCGGGGCTTATAAAACAAACAGGTAGATTAGCTATAAATAAAATCTACGAACGATTTGAAAATATCTATAAAGGATATTCTATTGAAAAGATTTATAATAGCTATGTTTATTCTGGACAAGATATTCAGTCTATGGATAAGATGTTCTTTATGCATCCTTATTCTGGACTAAGATTTGAATTCACAATGACAACAAGAGAATTATGCCAACGATATATCAAATAATAATGATAGCTCTCATGAGTGCATTCATAGAGCTGACAATCTCTAAAACGGGATGGAGATACATGCTTAGAGATTGGTTCGATATTAATGAGTTAGATGTTTTTGCAAAAATGCTTGAATGCGATTTTTGTCTAGGCTTCTGGCTTAGTGTATTAATTTCAGTAATTATGGTACTAATAACGCTTGACCCAGCTTATTTCTTAGCACCAATATTTACAGCACCTATAACAAGATTTCTAGTATGAAAACAATATCCTTAGCTAATAAAACTGTAAAGCTGTATGATTCTATTGACGAGATGCCAATAGAAGTCTTTCAGAAATATAATAAATATGTCATAATAGATTCTGGCCTAGGCTCAGATGTTGATTCTGTTGATGAGCATATAGTGCAAATAGCTAAATTAATAAATTTAGGAGATAAGAAAAAAGCAATGCAGGAATTGCAAAACATGCGTCAAAATTTACACATGGTAGTAAGCCAAATATCTCCTAAATATTTAGCTTTTGCTACTCTTATATACAGCATAGATGGTAAGAAAGTTGAAAGCTTATCAGATAGTAGTTTACAAGAATTATTATCTGATTTAAAAGATGCTAGTCATAATACTATTATAGATATTCTATATAAGTTGAAAAAAAAACTTTCGACAGAGCTAGAAGCTTATTTTCCAGATAATTTTGATTCAGCAAAAGAAAAAGAAGTATATGAAAAAATTAAGCAGAGAACAACCTTACAGCTACAAGGCATTATAGAAGAAAAAGATTATGCAGACAAAATAGCTGATATAGACTTGTCTCTGCTTAAATCTTATAAACCGAGAATCTTTACAGGCAAAGATTCGTTTGAATTAAAATATGACAAACAATTTGAAAGTGCTTGCATGTTAATTGGCCAAAAAGCTAATTTAAATGCTAAAAGCATGACTGTTCTTCAGTTTTATACTACTCTGTATAACATTCAAAAACAGCTTGATGCAGAAGCTAAAGCTTATAAACGCTTAAATCGTAAATAATTATGGCAGAAGATGTAATTAAGGAAAGTGACCTCGTACAAGCCGACGGTTCCATAGATAAAATTACCCAGTCTTTAGACCTACTCATTGATAGCTACTCAGAAATGGTAAATGCTATTAAAACTAGCTCTAAAGAGATGGTCAGTGCTATAAACAATATGAGCACTTCTACTAAGTCTGGCCGTGAAGCCCTTGATGAAACAGCAAGGGCTGCGCAACGATTAGAACGAGCTGAAAAGGAGTACAACTTTGCTATGTCTGATACTGGCAAATTAGTAGCAGACTTAAAAGCTAAAACAGCAGCTCTTAACAGGTCTACAGCTGAACACGAGAAATATCTAGATTCTGCTAAAGGCTCTTATGACAGATTACAAGGTAAATTGAAAAACCTTATAAATATGTATAAAGCTCTTTCTGCAGAACAGAGAGAAGCAAGAACTGGCAATAGGCTCATTGAACAGATTAATGCTACTAGGGCTAAAATAGCAGTACTTGATGACCAGTTAAGAGTCCATGTAGACCAAATGACTAAAGTACAGAAAGCTGAAGAAAAATTAGCATATCTTCAATCTGAAGAAGGCCAGCGCTATCTTGAATTGAAAGCCAAGATTCGAGAGGTGATGTCTGCTCATACTGCACAAAAGGTTCAAGTGGATGCTTTAAGTCAGGCTCAGCAAAGATATAATCAGGCTATGGATGCTACTAACATTCAAGTTAAAGAACTTGATTTACAAACTAAGATTCTTAATCAGACTGCTAAATATCAAGCTCAGATTAATCAATCTGCAGAAGGCTCTTATAATAGATTGGCTGCTCAATATGCATTGAATAAAATTAAACTTAATGCTATGTCATCTGCTGAGCGTGAAGCTGCTGATAAAGGCAAAGTACTTGAAAAAGAAACTGCAGCTATTTACCAGCAGATGATTAAACTTCAAGAAGCAACAGGTAATCATAGACTTAGTGTAGGTAACTATGCTAAATCTTGGGATGGCTTAGGCGTATCTATTTCGCAAGTAGTTCGTGAGCTTCCAGCTGCAGCTGTATCTCTTAATACGTTCTTTCTCGGTATTTCTAATAATGTACCTATTGTTATTGATGAAATTAAGAAGGTAGTAGAGCAGAATAAAAAGTTGAGAGCGGAAGGCAAACCAACAGTTTCTGTAGCAGGTTCTATTGCTAGGGCTTTATTTAGCTGGAATACAGCTCTTGTACTTGTATTATATGCGTTATCCGCTCATGGCAAAGAGATTATCCAATGGATTGGTAAAGCCATAAGAGGTAAAGCCGTTGCCGAATCAATGACTGATGCTTTCCACAATATTAATCAAGAACTTAAAAATACAAACGCCGATTTTGGAGAAAATGTTGCAAAATTACAGGTACTAGGTGATAAGTGGCAAGAACTTGGCGGAAATCTTAAAAAACAAAAGCAATTTATAAAAGATAATAAGGAAGAATTTCGTAATCTTGGAGTATCTATAAATGATGTAAACGATGCTGAAAATGTATTAGTTAAAAATACAACCGCAATGATATTGGCTCTACAGTATAGGGCCAAAGCAGCAGCAGGCATGAAACTTGCGGCAGATAAATATAATGAAGCATTACAAAAACAAGCAGAATTAGATGAAGAAACAAGAAAAGGTCTTTCGTATTCTGACCAAACTGGAGCTAGTTTAGGATATATAAGTACGACTGGAACTGGACCTACTGCAGGAGCTAATCAAGCTCAAGAAATAGCCAAAGTGGCTAAGCAGCGTAGAAAAGCTCGTCTAGATATGCTTAAATCTGAAGTTGATGCTTTAAATAAAGAAGGCGACCAATATGTACAAGCATCTCAAGATAATTTTAAAAAGATGCGAGAGGCACTAAAGAAAGCTGGCATAGAGGAATATCATAAAACAGATAAAACTAAGCATAAACGTACTTCAAGAGAGCGCGACCTTACAGATACTATCTTTAAGAATGACCTTACAATTCAAAAGAAATACGAAGCTAGTATAACGGCTTTACAACGTGATGAGTTTAAGAAACGTAAGCAAGAAGCCATTGATTCTGCCGAGGTCACTATACGCGAAATGCAAGAAAAGTTCCGTAAGAACGAAGTGTTCTTGGCAGGCAAAAAGGGAACCAAGCCACTTACTGACGAACAGAAACAACAGGTCCAGAAACAACAAGACGAGATTAAAGCTATTATTGAAAATACCCAAAGAAAACTTAATCTTGATTTGCAGGATATAGAAGATGAACGCCAGATTGATGAAATAACTAAGCTCCGTCAAACTATGAATTTTAGATATGATACTGTATCTGATGAAATAGAAAAAGAGAAAAAGCTTAGACTTCAGCAGTTAGATGATAGGGAAGCAGCTTATACTACAAAGGCTGCTACTATTACTGAAGGCGGAGAAGCAACTGTAACAGGCCAAGCTACTCCTGAGCAAATAGCTGCATGGCATCAACAGAGAGTACAAATAGAGGCTAAATATGACCAGATTATTCTTAATTTACGCAAAAGCCAAATTGAAGGTCAGCTGATTTTAACTCAGAAAGGTACTCTCAGGGAAAAAGAACTATTACTTGAGCAAGTTGAGATTGCTAGAAAATTAGCACTATCGCAAAATAGAGCTAAGCCAGTAGAACAGCAAGAATCTGAATCAGATATTAATGCGAAGTTTAATCAACAATCAAAGCAAATAGGAGGAAATTTTGAATTAGCATCATTTACGCAGTATCAGCAACTAGAGAAATCCAAATTTGAACTCGCAAAGCATACAACTGATGAGATAACTAGCTATGATTTAGAGCAAAATATAGCTCTAATGAATAAAAAGTTAGAATTAATGAAAACCGGTGCTATTAAAGCATCAGCCGAAGAAATTAATATTCTTGAAAATCAGATTAAAAAAGCTGAGCAAAAATATAAAGAAGTCCAAGATAAACTTGGAGTTATAGGTCGTATAGGCAAATATGGTACTACTGGATTCTTACTCAGCTATATGGGCTTCGATGATGATGGTATAGCTGCATGGAATCAGGCATGTGACCAGATTATCGCTAACTTGCAAGAAATTGCTCAAGCTGAAGTTGATATAGCTCAAGCCGCAGTAGATGCAGCCGAAAAACGAGTAGAAGCAGCTCAAACAGCTTATGACGCCGAGGTTGAAGGTCGTAACAACGGTTATGCTAACCAAGTTGCAACTAAAAAGAAAGAACTTCAGCAGGAGAAGAAAAATCAAGCTGAAAAACAGAAACTTCTTGAGCAAGCTCAGCGCCGTCAAGAGGCTATTAATACTGTGGTTCAAGCGTCATCTCTTATTACGGCTTCTGCTAATATTTGGTCTAGTATGTCATCTATTCCTATTGTTGGCCCAGCTCTTGCATTAGCAGCTATTGCTACAATGTGGACAAGCTTTGCAGTAGCAAAAGTTAAAGCTAAGCAAGCTACAGCTGCAGCAAATCAAGAATATGGAGAAGGTGGTCTTGAATTCCTTGAAGGCGGCTCTCACGCATCTGGCAATGATATAGATTTGCATCAGAAAAATAAAGAAGGCAAGAATATGCATGCAGAAGGTGGTGAGGCTATGGCTATTATCAATAAACGTAATACTCGTAAATATAAAAAAGTACTTCCTGATATTATTGATAGCTTAAATAAAGGCACATTCGAAAATAAGTTCTCAAGGGCCTTCGATAAAGCAGATAGTCTACAAGCTCAGATGATAACAGTAGAAACGCATACTGATTTATCTAGACTTGAACAAGGTGTAGAGGCTATTAAAAAACAAAATCAAGAAAGAGTATATGCTCTTGGAGATAGTAGAACTCTTATAATAAAAGGAAATATAAAGAGATATATTAATAATTAACCCAGGGATTCCAGATTTATAGCTCTGGGGCTTTAAACTATAATGAATTATAGTTTATAAAGATTTATAAATTTTGAGGTCTCAGATTTAAAATCTGGAATTCTTTCAATAATTAAAGCTTTATGAATAAAAATAGATTCTGTCTGCTTAAAGGGCAAATGCAAAAAGCATTAAAAGGTACAATAGACCTAGAAACAGGTGAGATTAAATCATCTACAGCTGTAGGTGAATATTGTGTAAATATACCGCTTACAGACTTAAAGCCTGAAAAAGTTGATTCAAATATTTATATATGTAAAGCTCCTGATATAAATTTTAGTTCAGCTAGAGCATTTCTGTATGATTCTGGTGGAAACTATATAGATTATCATAATCTTGGCGAAAATTATTTAAGTATGAATCCTACTTATAAAAATAGAATAAGCTCTGTTAAAATAGCGTTTTCTATAAATATATCAGAATCCGAATTGTCTCAGATGACATCAGAAGAAATAGATAGTATGTTAACAAAAGTGTGGATTTACGCTGGCTATGAGGTTAAAGAACCTCATTATAAAAAGCTTGAAAGTAAATTTAAAAAAGAAACTGACCAAGTATTCCATAGAAATACTCTTGAAGGAACTGTTAAGTTATTTGGCTATGATTATGATTTTATTAATTCTCAGGACCTAGAAACTAAGTATTTATTTGCTATAATAACAGACGATAGTAAAACAGGTAATAGAATTATAGCTGTAAATTCATTTTTAAAAACTGACTGTAAACTTGATAATGCTAGACATTTTATTGAATTAAAGTTGTCGGCTATAGATAAGTATTCTAAAATAATGAATTCTTATGATAATACCTACGACTTGATTAAGTTAGCACCGGCTATAACACCTCTTGTTTTAACGAAAAGATTATTGTATCAATTCTATATTCAAGGAGCTAATTCTGTAACATGTTATGCTAATGGTACTTATTGGGAACAGGATGTAAATGAAGCTATTGATGATACTAAGCAACTTAAAAACAAATACTATTTTGCTATAAATGATTCTAGACAAGAATTTAGCATTACGTCCTCAATTTCAAACTATAAAGGAACTTATGTACATAATCCTGGGACTCCTTTTTCTACTTGGACTAATTCAAATAATAATAATATTAAAATGGAAGGAATATCTGATTTATCACATACAGCATCTGATGCATATGGAAACAAGACATATAGATGGTTTCACACGGGTAAATTAGTCGATGGCAGAGCTCTTAGTGGTATTTCAAAAAATTGGATGTTCGCTCTAAAAATATCAGATACTAGTGATACTAATAAAACTCCTGAATATTCTTCTGATGTATTTGTATTTAATGGATGGGAAACAAATTCAGATATATCTCAAATGGGACCAGATGGAATATATAAATTTGGTAATACTATTGGCTCATATAACCTAGACGTTATATATTATATAATTTGGGCTAGAATTTTAGCTGATATTGAATCAGTAACACAGTCTGATGGAACTGTACAAAAGTTATATGACTTACCAGCCGATGACTTTATATCTGAACGAGTTAATTATAGAAAGTGCATTGGACTAGTTGGTATGCAAGTAATACAATCTGGAAAAACCGTAAACTATCCTACAAAATTTGGCAGAACTGATAGTGGAACATATTTTACAAGTAATGTAGTTTCAGCCGGCCAAACTTTAAGTTCATTCAGGCCTGTTCCTATAAGTAGAAGTTCGTGGGCAAATTCATCAATATGGGCTATAATACCAGATACTTGGGCAGCTTTTGAATATAAATTTAGAAGCCAGTTTACTTTAAAAGATGCTTTTTCATTAGCAGATGTAATAAAAGCTCTGTTACATAAAATAGACCCTCTTATTAAATTTGAAGCCACTTCTGAATATAGTCAATTTTTATACGGTGGAGATACATCATCTCCAATTATTCCATTTGATGGGTCTAGAATAGGATATTATCCTTATATAGCTCCTAAGTCAAATGTTCTTAAAGGTAATTATGACCAAGCGGCACAAAAAGCAGAAATAACATTTGAACAAATCATGAATATGCTTAGAGATTGCTTTAGGTGCTATTGGTTTATAGAAAATAATAAACTAAGAATTGAGCATGTAAGCTATTTTATGAATGGCTTATCATATTCTAGTAAAAATATTCAAATAGATTTAACAAATAAATATGATAAATTCAATAAAAAATCAATAGTGTATGCTCAAGAACAAATAGCCTATAATAAAGATGACCTAAATTCAAGATATGAATTTAGTTGGATGGATGATAGTACAGACATTTTTGAAGATATGGAAATAGATGTGCAATCAGTGTATACGCAGCAAGATAAAACAGAAGAAATAAATTCAGAGATATTTTCAACAGATATCGACTTAATGTTGTATGCTCCAGATAAGTTCTCAAGTGACGGCTTTGCTCTTATGATGGCCAATACTAAAGGAGTAGTACCAATTGCATCAGTATCAGACCTTAGAGATGATGAATATTCTATAGGATATTCAGCTAGTCCGCAAAACTATCTGTGTTCATGGCTTTATTTAGCTAGATATTATATGCTCGATATGCCTGCTAATAAAATTGCTTATACTAGAGCTCCATTATCAATGGCCTATATGGTTACAGGACTTAAGCAGTTTATTAATCAAGATATAGAATTTCAAACATCAGATAGTATAGATTTAAATAAAGCGATTAAAACGAGTATAGGAGTTGGTATTATAGATTCAATGTCAATTAATATAGATACCAATCTTATAAGTACTACTCTTATATTCAGCCCAGAGAACTAGTATGTTAAATATCTATAAATTTTATTATCTTATTTAATTATTTAAATAATTTTTTATTATATTTGCAAATAAATAATTATAGTATGGCAAACCCGGTATGTTTATCACCTTTGAAGTTTTATGATGACTTCCATAAGCAAAATCGCTATCGCAGTTTTGCTTATGGCCATGTTGCTCCACTTATAACAAATCCGAATGTTGTATCGCCATTTCAATTAGTGGTCACTGATGATTTATCTCAGCTGTATATAGTAGATGCTAATACGAATAAGAGAATAACTTTAAATGTGGCACAAGCATTCAGAGATGCTGGTCTCATTTATAGTACGGTAAATAACTATAAAATCATTAGATTTAAAGGATTATTTCCGTTAGCAGGAACACTTAAAGCTGAAGGTCAATATTATATTGAAATGCTTGCTGGTAGTTGGTATTATTCAGAAGTATTTTGCTATACTAATGATGTATCAGATTGCCTTAGAATAGAATACTGGAATCCAGAATCAGATTTTAAGCTTAATAATGGCGTAATATCTTTTGATAATGATTTTAGATTTATTTTATTGCTTAAGACAGAATTAGGCAAGCCTGAATACTCATTTGAAGAAGAAGTAACATCTAGATTAGGCTACTCATTTATAGAATCACAAGTTTCAAAAAAAACTTACAAATTTAATGTCGTTATTCCAGAATATTTATGTGATGCTATGCGCATTATAAGGTTATGCAGCAATAAACGTATAACTTGTAGAGGTGAAACTTATGATGCTATTACTTTTAATATGGAAGTAGACTGGCAAGAACAAGGAGACCTAGCCTCTGTTAATTGCGAATTTGATGTAGATAATATTATCGTAAATCTTGGAGGTTTTAAGCAAGAACCATTAGGCGGAGATTTCAACAATGATTATAACATAGATTTTAATACATAAATATGTTGCAACATAGAGAATTAGTAACTTAAAGTTTAATCATTTAATTTTTATTAGTTATGGCAGATACAGTTGAAAAAATTTATTGTACCGAAAATGGAAACAATGATTTAGCAGCTATTTTAGCCGCTACTAAGAATAACGACCCAGCTACTATGATGGCAGCTATGGGTGGAGGTATGAATAATTGGATGAATAATCCTTTTGTATATCTAGTATGGATGATGTTTGCTAATCGTATGTGGGGAAATAACCAGAATGGTAATCCTGTTATTCAGGCTCAGATTGATTCTCTTCGCAATCAGATGGCTGATAATCAAAATAGCAATTTGCTTATGGATGCAGTCCGGGGTAATGCTAGCGCCATTAATCAGCTTGCAAGTAACCTGAATTGTGATTTTAATACTCTCAATAGTGCTATTTGCGATGTTCGTCAAGGTGTTGCAATTCTTGCTGGTAAATCTGATTCTAATGCTGAAAAGGTGATTAATGCTATATCTCAAGGTAATTTGCAGATGATTCAGGCACTTAAGGATTGTTGTTGCCAAACACAGCAGAATATTATCCGTATGGGTTATGAGAATCAGCTTGGCCAAAAAGACATCATAAATACTCTGCAGCAAAACTTTGCTTATACCAATACAGGTATTGAGCGTGCTGCTTCTAACATTGGTTATCAGATAAGTCAAGGCATTTGCGACCTGAAGACCAATGACAATGCGGGCGTCCAGCGTATCATCGATGTTATGAATCAGCACTGGAATGATGAGCTTCAGTTAAAGTATAATGATTCTCGCCGAGAGCTGAGTCAGCGTGACCAAACTCAGGCTATCGTAGCAGGTATTACAGCTGCAGTATCTCAGATTATTGCAGCCAATAAGACGACAACTACAACTTAGAAATAATTTCAGTAGTCAGGCTTTATTATAGTCTGACTACTGATTTTTGTCCCAACTAAAATACACCAACTATGCAATTTAAAGATATTAAACAAGGACAACCTGTGTTCATATTGGATAAAGCCAATATGGAACTTAAACAAGGTAAAGTCATCAATAATGCTTTTCATCTAGATACAAATAATAATCTAAACGGAAATGTATTCACACAGCAAAGTAATATAATGTGTAGGGATATTACAATAGAAGTAAATGGCACTTCTAGCATTTATGTTATTCCTGAGCAATTAGAAACTACTAAAGCTGGCAATACTGTTCTTTCTACAAGTCAAGACGCTCTTATTAAAGAATTAAATACGACTTGTGAAGACGCAAAAGAGAAACTGGCAAACAGAGATTATTATCAAATGATAGTTGATAAAACTCCTGAGTTGCTTGTGAAACTTAATCCAGCTTTAAAGAAAGAACAAGAAACAGAAACTAGGCTTAAAGCTGTTGAAGGTTCTGTAAGTGAGATTAAAGACTTAGTAAAAACGCTTGTAGATAAATTAAGCTAATTATGAAACAACATATAAAACTTATAGCAACTGTATTTAGAAGTGGAGAATCCATGCCTATACAGGAAAAAGAATTTAATATTAATGATAAATATGCAATAGCAGCTAACGCTATTATGAATGCTCCTGGCTACATAGAGTATATTAGAAAGCACGGTTATCATTTTACAGATAAACTAGCTTCTCATGTAAGTAAATCTATGCAAAATGTAAGCGGTACAGCTCACGAGTTTGTAGTCGCACACGTAGCAGGTCTTAAACGGAACCATAATGAAACAAATGGCGACTTAGTATATGCAGCTAATATGGCTTTTGCTGATTTTTATCCTGATATTATTCCAGTGGCAGACAGCTGTATCAAGTATGCTGAAGCAGTGGCAACGGACCCAGATGGTTATGAGGGCATGGAATTTTTAAGATGGACCAGTGATGCTATCGGAAAATCAATAACTATAAATTGGAAAGATTTTATTTAATATGGTTAACCAGATATTTAATTTTGAACAAATCAGACTAATTATAGTTTCTGTATTAAGCTCTCTGCTGGCAGCAATAATGCCAACAGGGGGTTTCGTAATAGCCTTAATTATAGGCTTTGGTTTCAATCTGTTCTGTGGCATGAGAGCAGATGGAGTATCTATAAAAAGGTGCAAAAATTTTTCATGGAATAAGGCGCGAGGAGCCATAATAGAATTGCTTGCATACTTTACAATCATATATGTTATATACAGTATAGTATATGCTTGTGGAGATAAAAAAGAAGCAATATTTGCAGCTAAAATATTAACATATATATTTGATTATGCTTATATATGTAATGGCTTTAAGAATTTGGTAGTTGCCTATCCTAAAAATGTAACATATAGAGTTGTATATCATTTAATAAGATTTGAAATTATGAAAGCTTTGCCAAGTTATTGGAAGCCAATTATAGAACGTTTAAATAGTGAATTTGATAAAGCACAAAACAATGGAATTGATAGAGATGAGAAAATATGTTGAGCAGGAAATACATAAACAATGTTCTGCTTCAGCAAAAGTTTTAGCTCCTCTGTTTACAGCTATTATAGATAAACTATCTTCAGGTGATACTAAAGATAGTACTATTCCAACAGTAGCTATAACTATAGGAGAGCCAACTAAAAAAGGAGAAAATTTAGCTTCTAATAGCTATAAAGTTACAAACACCCAAAGTGATATTGACCAAGTTATCGATGCAGCTAATCAAAATCATGAATTAACTCATATTGCAGTTCTTGATAATAACTTAGCTATTATTTTTAACTTCTTGGAATATAGTACAACAGAATTAACAGCTATGGCTACAGTCCATGATGGAGAGTACTATTTACATTTGTCTAAAGATGCAAATGGTTCTTATATGAATTGGACTAGAACATCTGTTATGGTCGCTCCAGTTACAGAGGCTGAAATTGAAGTATATAAAAAGCTATTTGGAGCTACTTATAACTATGAGGAAAATAAATTTCAACTGCAAATAGGGACTAGCCTTATAGATTTAACTCCTGCTGATATGCTGTTAGCTGACCAAGAGTATGATAAAGTAGCTAATACTACTAATTATACTGCGATGTGGGCCAATTCTAAAGTAAAATATATTAAATGCCATGATTGGTTTGCAGGTTTTGCAACTGATATTGATATGCATTCAGCATTCTATGGTTCAGACGCAGAGATTATAGACCTCAATGCTTCATCATTGAATAATGAACATGAACTGCACGTAAGTAATTGTACAAATATGTTTGCAGGTTGTGTCAATTTACAGCAAGTAGATGGCATTATAGTTCTTCCAGATACTGGTTATTCAGTATTAGGCTTATTTGCTGGATGCATTAAACTTATATCATTTAAGCTCAAGAATCTTTCGCAAGACCTTGACTTGAAATCATGTAAGCAGATTTCTCTAGAATCAATTCTGTATACAGTTAAGAATGCTAAATCTAATTCTGCATTTCTTATTACTTTAGAAGAATCACTTTTAGAAAAGTACAATTCTTCTGCTGATTGGGCCGAAGTTCGTTCAGCAGTTGAAGCAAATGGTAAAATCATAATTGCGTAAAATATGGTAGCTCAATATACAAATTTAAAAACTGCTGTAAAACAAGCTATATATGCAAATGGTAATAAGGCTATAACAGGCTCAACTTTACAGTCTACTCTACTTAGCCTTATAGATAATTTAGCTATAGCTAATGTTGGCATTGTCGTAAATAACAGAAATACTTATAGTTTTGATAAAACTGATAGAATTTTATCATTTTCTGGACTTACTGATATATATTCTCAAACTAATGATTTTTATAGAATCACTAATACTTTATCTTTAACATTTTCTACAATGGGTTCTAGTGCTATATTTTTTAATACTAAGACAAAAATGCTACAAGAATCATACGAAGAAGAATGTCTTTTGATAGGTGCTTATGTAAGTAATAACATATATCTTTTTTCTCCAGCTACTTTAGCAGATAATGAATCTTCAGTATCAGTAGGTGGCTCAAGATTTTTTAACATTATATCTCGAATTAATTTTGAAGCCTCACTTTTAAATAAAAACTATAAAACTATAAAACTTTCTGGCAATGGTATGGCACTTTATTACAATGATAAGTTAACAGATGCTGGAAAAACAGAGCGGCATGTCTCTTATAAAAAGTCTGACCCTACTGAATTTACATTAGCAGGTGACCAAGTTTTAGTTATTGATACGACAGCTACTATTTCCGATGTAGATAAATGGGCTGTTGTAAAAAGTAAAAATGATATTTTGGAAACAGACATAGTATTATTTTTATGTGACAACGCTGTTGGCTTAGTTCCATGTCAAGTGGGCTTTGACATAGTTCAAGCAAATCTTGTAAATTCACTTGCTACGAAGGTAGCAAATCTTGAAAAAAATAGTAGTGGGACCACTGAAGACAAGTTGCCATCATTTGTAATGAATTCTGCCATATCTACATTTAAAAGAATTAATACTTGGATTGGTTCAGATAGCTGCTATTTATTAGCTCAAATAACTGATGTGCACTCTGGAGGAAATGAAAAGTATAAAGTCATTAGATATTTAAATGAACTTAATAGCCTATTTGGCTTTAATTTATTGTGTAATTTTGGAGATATCGGACTAGATGTATCAGCTATAAATACAGAAGATACTACTTACAATTTAGTCTACAATATTAAGATGCTAATGGACTGTACATCTAAATGGATTTTCTGTAAAGGAAATCATGATTACAATCAATGGATGCCTATATCTATATTAAACAGTATATTTAATGGTCCTGCAAAAAAACAATTTGAAAAAGAAAACTATAATATAGACATGAAAATAGCAGGATATGGATATATAGATGAAAGTAATTATAAGCTACGAATTTTCTATTTGAATACTAGTGATGCTGATGCTTTGGTATATTCTATGAGCAAAACTCAATTGCAATGGTTTATAGATAGCTTGAAATCTATGCCAACTGGGTATAATGCCATCGTACTCACCCATCAGTGCGTAAATGCTATTGGGCGTTGGAATTCTTATCCAAATGATGCAGCTAATGCAGGTATTAAAGCTTTTGCTAATATACTAAAAGATTTTGTAGCTAAAACATCTGGAAGCGATACATCTGTAGGAATCAGCTGGAACTTCTCAGGATTATCCGGAAAATTAGTTTGTAATCTTTGTGGCGATTCGCACTTTGATAATTATATAAAGCAAGATGGGGTTAATTACATAGTTAGGCAAGGCTATGGATATATATCTACTTCTGATGTTCCTACAGGAGGTATATACACAGAATTTAACTGGACAAGTCAATGTTGTTTTGATATATTAGCCGTTAAAGCCAATAAAGCAAAGATATTTAGAATTGGAATAAGAGATTCAGAAGCAGATATAGAATTTACATTTTAATTAAAACATGAGAAAAATTAATTACATTATTATTCACTGCTCAGCCACAAAGGCTGAGCAGAATTTCCATGCATCTGATATAGATAGATGGCATAGAGAAAGAGGTTGGGACGGCATAGGCTATCACCAAGTAGTAGATTTGGATGGAACAGTAGAGCCTGGACGTCCAGAATCTAAACCAGGTGCTCATTGCAAAGGCTATAATGCTGATTCTATTGGCATTTGCTATATTGGTGGTCTTGATAAAAATGGAAATCCAGCAGATACTAGAACTGAACTACAGAAAGCAGCTTTAGCAGGTTTAATAGCTGGTTACAAGTCTAGATTTCCAAATGCTAAGGTCATGGGACATCGAGATATGCCAAATGTGCATAAAGCTTGTCCTTGTTTTAATGCAAAAGAGGAATATAAGGATATAAAATAATCCCCCAGGTATTCTCTATTATCCACAGAGGCTATCCACTTTATAAAGTTATATAAACCATCATTTTGTATAAGTGAGTAGCCTCTGAATCATTTATTTAATTTTAGCTAAACATGAAACAACAAAATTTATATAAACAGTTTTGTGCATTTTTAATCCTGGTTTTATTGTACACCTTTTGCCAGATTCTAAAGCTTGGAAAAATGACCAAAGACCGAGAATTAGCGTACCAGAATAGTATATCAGTGAGTATGGATTCACTGCATACATATAAAGTACGAGACAGCCTAAATGCAATTCAGATTTCAGATATAGAATTGTCGCTTAAGCAATATAAACAGTTGAGAGCTGATGATGCAAAGTTAATTAAACAGCTTAAAGCTGATAAGCTTAATTCTGTCATAAAACCTATTACTGAAATTAAATATAAAGTCGAAACACAAATCAAGGATTCAATTATCTATCAAGATACTGTAAAGGCTATTAGTTATAAGGATAATTGGAATTCTGTATCGGGCTATTTTACAAAAGATTCTGCTAAGCTTGATATACTATCTAAAAATGAACTTATCATTACTCAGTCTGTAGAGCGTAAGCATTTTTTGTTTTTTAAACTGAATCCTAAATGGTTTGGCTATCGCAAACAGCAACTCAATATAGTTTCCAAAAATCCAAACTGTCAAATAACTTCTGTTGAATATATAAGTGTAAAGTAAAAATATTTTATAAAGGACTTATCCGGTAACCATAGGGTAACGTTGTTCGGGCACTTCTAAGTTATTGATTTTCAATTATTTATATATAGTTACCCCCAAGTTACCCATTATTCTATATAGAGCCATTATAGATATTCAGTTTAATATACTGCTTTTGTAGTAACCTATTTTTAAAATGAACTTTAGAGTATATAGGAAATATCCGGTATCGGTAACTTTTTATATAAGCTACTGATTTTCAAATACTTAGGTGAATTCGTAAAAATATTTTATTATGGGTAACTTTTTTCAAGTTAGGCCTAAAACTTATAAACTGTAAGTAATAAAATCTAGTTACGTGCACGCGTACATTATCTATAATTAATATGAAGTGTTAACAGCAGTTAAATAATTTTTTGTTAACTATTCTTAACATTAAAAATTTTCGTATTTCAAAAATATTTATTACTTTTGCACTTGAAAATATAAAACATATAAATTATGGAAAGAATCAACTTAAAGTATCTCATTGAGAAATATAAAATTGATGAGGCAGAACTCGGAAAAGTTCTTTTTCCTACAACTAAATATCCTGAGTACTGCTTTAGAAGAATTTTAAAAGGTGAAGCCCTTTTAGATTCTACACAAATAGCAATTTTGGCAAATTATGTTTCTGTACCAGTTTCAGAATTGTTTACAATCGAAGATACAGAGTGGCGTGGAGATAGAGAGGATAAACGCCTAATATTTAAAAGAGGAGACTATAAGGTTATTATTGGTGACAGCCTATGTACATTAGTTATTTGGAAAAATGACCAGATTATACATCAATCTGCAGGTAGTATAGGTCTAATGACCATTAAGCAGTTTCTTTCAAAACTTGACAATATTATTGAGAATTATAATAATTAATGCGTTAAATTTTTTACAATTATGGACACATTCAAAATTTCAGTTGATGTTAATGTACATCTTTCAGAGAAAACAGAATCATTTATTCTAGATTTGATTAAGAGTATTATTCCAAGTGTAATTAAAGCTCCAGCAGCTCCAGCAGCTCCAGCAGCTCCAGCAGCTCCAGCAGCTCCAGCAGCTCCAGCAGCTCCAGCA